ACACGTCGGCCCCTGGAAATTTTCAAAAAAAAAGCCGGTCCGAACGCGTGTGCGATACGCGTTCGGGACCGGCGTGTGCCCGCGCGCACGTGTGGCGCGCGGGCGGTTGGGCCGCTAGGCCGTTGCCGCGACGACCGGCGCGGACGTGGCCACCGACTCCGACGGTGCAACCTTGCGCGATGCGCGTGCCGGTTTGGGTGCGATCAGCGCGCGCTGATGCGCGGCCTGATTGGCGATTTTGCGACCGGCGGTAACCACCGCGTCCAACTGTTCCGGCGTCATGTGCTGCATTGCGTCATTGACCTTGCCTAGTGCCAGCTCGAAGGACTTCAGCGCTTTCGTCGCGGCCTGTTCGGCCGTCTCCTCACCGTCGGTACGTGCCTTGCGCTTCTTATCGTCGGCGGTTTCCTCACCGCGTGCCTGCTGTGCGTCCCCGGCGATTGTGGCGCGACCCTTACCCGTGGCCGCCACCATGTCGGAGATCGACAGTCCGTAGGCCACCATTTCCGCGACGAACGCTTTGCGAGTCTTGACGCCCAGATCATTGGGCAGCAGATCCTGCTTGCTTTCGAGGTACTTTGCGAACGAGGTGAACGGCTTGCCCGTGTTCACGTCCTTCACGAGTTTCCAAGCGTCGGAACGCTTCATCTGGGCGAGCTTCTGGGCAAGCGACTGGACGGTGTCGCTGATCTTCTTCAGGTCTTTGTCGATGGCGCGGTCGAGGGCGATCGCGTCCTTCTGAAGTGCTGCCTGTTCAGCCTTCGCGTTGGCCGCGGCCTGATCGTCGGCGGTGATGACTCCGTTGGCGGTGGTTCCCTGTGCGTTCATTTCTGTCTCTCTTTCGTGGGTTGTGTTCGGCTCCTGCGGTCGAACTAGTTCGATCCTATGCCTGTCTAGGGCCTACGTCAATAGGACCGAATACCCCGGTTTCCGCAGGTCAACCCGTGTCCGCGTCCCGTCTGTCGCGGGTGTTCGGTTTCCGAACACCCAACGTGTTCGAACGCATGTTCGTGCCGGCAATGGTTAGACCATTAGACGTCAGTCTTCGAACGCATGTTCGTGCCGGCAATGGTTAGACCATTGGGCCGGCCGGCAAGGTGTTCGGTTTCCGAACACCCCGACGCATCGGGGCGCCCGCATCGGACTGGCCGGGCCCACAGCCCCGCATCGGACTGGCGGCCGCCCATCGGACTGGCGGGGCCAGGGGGCCGCATCGGACTGGCGGGGCCGCATCGGAGGCCCGCATCGGACTGGCGGCCCCGCATCGGACCTACGCGCGCGTGGCGCATCGGACCTACGCGCGCGTGGCGCATCGGGCCCCGGGGGCGCACACACTCGGACCCGCACACACTCGGACCCGCACGCTCGGACCCGCACACACTCGGACCCGGGGGCGCACTCGGACCCGGCGGCGCGCCTGTTCGGTTTCCGAACACCTCCTCGTGCGCGTCCGCTGTCCATACCTGCGTCCACTCCTGTGTCCGTTTTGCGCGTTTGCTGTGCGTGTGCGCGCGGCGGGATCTGACGTGCGCGTATGCGTTCCTCTTTGACTTTGCCCGCGTGCGCGACGCGCAGCTGTCCATGCCTGTGTTCATGCCTGTGTTCATGCCTGTGTTCATGCCTGCGTCCGCGTCTGCATCCATGTCTGCGCGCGAGTGCCGCGTATTCGCACACGTGTACGTGCCGGCTTTTGGTCCGCTTGACCGTTCGGTTTCCGAACACCCCGCAGCGACTTATCACCAGCCGCCGCCCGCACACGTGCACGTGCCGGGCTTCTGGTCCGCCTGACCCACATGCGCACTGTTCGGTTTCCGAACACCCTCTCGACCAGCCCGCGACGGTGCGTCATACCCCTTGACATTAGCCCCTGTCAAGAGTAGAATAGTAGTTGAGGTCGAAGTCTGCCCAGCAAAAACAAAAAACAAAAAAGGAAAAACTTCGGCCGCAAAAACGGGTGTTCGGAAACCGAACACCTGACCCACGAAAAACGAGAGAGAAAAATCATGAGCTACAAGGTTGTGGAAAAAGAAATCCACAAAGCCCAGCGTGCTGTGATGCGAAAAATGACGACCATCGACGTCAAAATCGCCAAGCTCGAAGCCGAGCGTGAGGCGCTGCGCAAAGAGCTGGTCGAGCTGCCGTCGCAGATGACAAACGCCTGGCTGGAGCGCACCGCGCACCGCGATTTCGAGCTGGCCGAGCTGGAAGACGACGACGAGCTGGTCGACTTCTGAAAATCCCGCCGATGGTTGGCCAGGGTGTTCGGTTTCCGAACAGGCCGAATTCCCTGGCCTTCCACCGCTCGACGAGCAATTCCGCTCGCCGGGTAAGGGAGAGAGAGAAAGAGAAAGTCATGGCAACGAAAACCAGCCATCGACGCGCTGCCCGCAAGCAGCGCAGCAACCTGATGCTCCAGGCCACCGCGTGCTCGAAGTGTGGACACAGCATCCTGTCCATCGAGTGCTACTACTCGTGCTGGCCGACCGGGCGCAAGGAGGCCGCGCGATGAGGACCAAAGAGCAGAAGGTGCGTGCCCTCCAAGCTGCACTGCGCCGCGCCGAGCGTCGCAACGACAGCCTCGAGGTGGTCTGCATCCGCTACCAGCTGGCCGAACTGACCGACGAGCTGAACAAGGGGGAGGGCAAGTGAGCATCTGGGGAGACGCGGCCGCTGTCGCCGCCATCACCGGCACCGTGATGATGGGGCCGGTGGCCTACATCTACGGGTTGCCCGCGACCAACGCCGACGTGACCGTGACTCACCCGCACGTCACCGAGGACGACCCGCTGTGGGACTGCCGCATCGACGGCAACCGCATCTGCGGGCCGACCAACGTGCAGGGTGTGACCGCGGGCTGCTACGGCCCGACGGGTGACCTGGTGACGGTGTGGCCGTGCCGGCCCGAGGTGAGCGAGATCAGCTACCGCCCGTGACGGTTGGCCAGGGGTGTTCGGTTTCCGAACAGGGCACCCCTGGCTTTCCGCCGGTCCACCGACAATCCCGCCGGTGGGCAAGGGTGAGAGAGAGAAGAGAGAGATGACCGAGACCAAGACCAGGTTCTGGACCATCGCGTGGCGCAAGCCGAGGGCCAACCGCTTCCACAGGGCCACCGACTTGGCGACCGACTGGCACACGGCCAGCGCTGTGGCCGCTGCGGTGAGCCACCTGCGACCCGACCTGGAGGTGTGGTACGTCCCCACCAAGGCGGCCGAGGAGTCCGGCTACGCGAGCGCCGAAGATGTGGGCAACATCCTGGTGCCGTCGGGCCGCCGCGTGCGCATCGTCGACGACGGCAAGCTGGCCGACATCGGCCAGGCCGACATTTTGGCCAGCGTCAATTAGGCGTGTTCGGAAACCGAACAGCCCCCACGAGAGAGAGAGTTAGTCATGGACATGAACACCCTGCGGCTGACCCGCTGCGATCGTTGCGGCGCGGCAGCCAAGTTCGAGGTTCTGGTGCCCAGCGTGGCGTCGAAGCTGCTGTTCTGCGGCCATCACGCCAAGCAGCACGCCGACGCGATCGGCGACCGTTTCCCGGTGCTGGAGCTGGCCAAGGAGACGGTGTGATGGCCCGGCACCGCGACTACGGCGGCACCAACGACCGCCCGCTTGCCTACGTGGGCATCGGCGGTGACCTGTACCGCCAGGACTACCGCGACGGCGACGGCTCGGCGCGGGTGTATCGCGCCGAGTACGGGCTGGCGCAGCGTCACGTCACGCTGGGCGACGTGTTCGCCCGGCCGAAGCTCGCGGTGCGGCGATGATCGTCACGGCGGCGCTGTGGGCGACTGTCACGGTCCCCACGGTGCTGCTCATCGCCGCGCTGCTCAACATCGACTGGGGTAAGAAGGGTGGGCTGTGATGGAGTGCTGCTGCCCGCTGCCCGGTTTCCACAACGTCCTGTGCCCGGTGCACAACCCGAGCAGGGACACGACCGATCCGACGTGGCGTCGCTGGTATGACGCCTTCATCAAATCCCGGCGCGAGGTGCGCCAACATCAGGAAGGACTGTGACCATGGCCAACATCGAGGGCGAGTTTTTCTGCTGCGCCGACTGCGCGTGCTTCATCGCCAACAACGACACGTCCGGCATGGACCTGTACGACCCGCAGTACCGCACGATGTGGGAGTCCGGCGTCGAGACCACCCGGCCGAGCCTGCCCGACGGTGACCCGGTGGTGGCGTGCGGCGAGGAGTGCGACGACAGTCAGCAGGAGTTCATGTGCGACTTCTGCTCACGCAACGTGTACTCGACAAAGCACAAGCTGTCGTTTCTGACCTAGAACATGGCAGCGATCGTGATCCGCGTCGGGGGCCAGCGCATCGAGGTCCCCGACGGGTATCGCGTCAAATGGCCGCTGTGCGAGAACTGCGGCCACGGACGCAGCTGCCACACCCCCGACAAGGGTGTGGGTTGGCGGTGCCGCTACCGGCGCAAACGTCAGCGTTGCGGGTGTATGCGCTGGCGAGGCATTCCGCAGGTGATTCGGGCCTGTTCGGAAACCGAACACTCCACGAGAAGGAAGATGACCGATGACCGATGACGTTTCGCCGGGCGACCGCGCGCTGATGCAGGCCGTGATGAAGCTGTGGCAGCAGCGGTGGTCCGACCGTGAGATGGTCGCCTACGGCGTCGAGGACGGCGTGCCGTGGGTGGTCGCACCGGGCGCCCTGTACGGGCTGTGCGGCTACGCGATCATCCCGGCCGAGGGCCATCCGTGGTCGGCGCGCTGGCCGGATGGTGACCTGGATGACTGCCTGTTGGCGCACGGCGGCATCAGCTGGCATCAGCATCCGTTCGTCGGGTTCGACGCGATGCACGCCGGCGACATCTGGGATGGCACCCCGTGGGCCGAGGAGCCGATTCCGGGTGTTCGGCAACGGATCACCGACCTTGCTTTCGGGGTTCCGTGGAGCAAGCGGTGGTCGCTGGAGGCGATGGTGGCCGAAACGAAGGATTTGGCGCGTCAGGTCGCTGAGGTGCGAAATCTCGAAAATCTGCTCCAGGAGTTGAATTCCACCGTGGAGGTCGATAGTGGCGACAACTAGGATTCCGGCGCGCGACGGCCGTTTCAAGGTGTTGCCGGAGTATGACCGTCGCGGCTGGATTGTCGGCTGGGTGGTGTCCCGCAACGGAAAAGACTATGGCATGTGGTTCCAGCACGATCGGGCAATGGCGGCCGCCCAGACGCTGGCAGAGCACTATGGCAGCCCTGTTCGGAAACCGAACAGCCCACGAGAAGAAGGAGAGAGATGAAAACGAGCATCAACGTCAGCGTCCACGAGCCGAGGGTTTCCTCGGCCCGGGTGTTGGCTGACACCGACACCACGGTGGTGAAGCTGGCTGAGGAGGACAGCCTGGCCAGGGTGGACCTGTATCTGCAGTCCGACGGCGCGAGTCATCCGGCGCGGTTCGTGGCCGACATGGTGGCGGCCATCGCCGCCGAGCGGCCGGGGTTCTACGAGCTGGTCATCGGCACGCTGCGCGCCGATCAGGTGGCGAGCCGGTGATGGGGTGTTCGGTTTCCGAACAGGTCCGCGATGAGATCGACGAGCTGGTCGACTGGCAGCTGCAGCAGGCGGGGTCGGGGGTGTGGCCGCGGCCGATGTTCGAGCTGCTGCCGGCCGACTTCGATGAGGCGGGCGACCTTGCGACGGCGCGGTGGAGTCAGGAGGAGGGGTGGTGGGGTTGATCTGGCTGAAAATCGCCTGGTTGAAGGTGAAAATCGCCTGGTACAAGGCGGTGGTGCGAATGATCGGCGACGGGTCGGCGCAACGCCTGTGGCGGTTCGACTTGTGGGCGATCCCGGCGATGACCGTGGTCCTCTACGGGGTGCTCTCGCTGTTCACTGGCTACTTCTCGTGGCGGTGGTGCGCGTTTTGGATTCTGGTGCATTGGCTGTGGGCGTTTCGCGCCTATCGCCGGAATCTGCACCGGGAGGCGCAGGAGCAGGCGCAGCGTGAGCACGAGGAGCGGCTGATCCGTGAGTGGACGAAGGAGTTTGACCAGTGACCAATACCGAGGTGGTGGATGCGCAGGACCCCAACGAGGTGCTGTACAGCTTCGAGGCGTCCTCGATGCCGCGGCGGGGTGATGTGTGTGGCATCGAGACGAGTTTCGCGAGGTGCAGCGTTGCGAGTGGGTGATAGATGACGGCGGGCTGTCCGGCGTCATCGTTCACACCCGGGTTGTTACCCCTTGACATAAGCCCTTGTCAAGAGTAGAATAGTAGTTGGAGGTTGAGTTGGGCCTCCAAAAACCTCGGGTGTTCGGAAACCGAACACTCGGCCCCACGAGAGAGAGAAGCACGATGATCGAACGCAAAGCACGCATCGCCGAGTCCCTGCTCGACGCCCTCGACGCCATGGCCGACAACGACGCCGACCGCGAAGACCTGCGGTTCGAGCTGCTCAACCGCCTGGAAGCGCGCATGTACAACGGCGACGAGGAAGAGTCTGAGTCTCGGCCCGACGAACTGATGGCCAAAGTCAACGGCCGCTGAGCCAGGTGGGGTGCGCATCAACGAGGGGTGCGCACCCCACCCCCCATCCTGTTCGGAAACCGAACACCCCACCCACGAAAAAGGAGAAAAATCATGGCTGCAAAGAACTTCCGCTACGTCGACGACGTGCGCGACGACCGAGGCTTCATCGTCGAAAGCGGCTACGCCGCCTGGAACTGCGCCCGCTGCGACGCCGAAATCGTCCGCTACCGCGGGCAGGGTGACATCGACTGCCCGAAGTGCGGGGCCTGCTACAACCCGTTCGGCCAGCGCCTGCGCGACAACTGGCGCGACAACCCGTCGTGCTGGGACGACAACATCGGCGACCTCGAAGGCTACGAGCTGCAGCACGCCGATGACTGAGCCCAGCAGCATCACGCCGACGGCCGAGCTGATCCTGGAGGTGCTGGCAGCTCGGCACCGGCTGGGCGAGCAGTTCTGGACGTTCCCGAACCGCCGGGCCATCCGCAAAGCCAGTCGAGAGCTGGCAGAGGCCGGTCTGGTGTGGTGCGACACCGCGCCCACGCCGGGCAGCTTCCGCGTGGGCCTGACCGAGCAGGGCAAGTTGGCCTGCATCGACCCCAAGTACACCCCGCCTGTGGTGCGCAGCGAGCCGGTGCGTCTGCGTGACGCCCTGGTCGAGGCCATCGACAACATCCTGCTCGGCTAACCCTGTTCGGAAACCGAACACCCCCCAGAGAGAGGAAACAATGATGAAGAGACCCGAAAGCATCAAGTACACCGCGAGAGACAACATCGGCGGCACCGTCACCCTGCACGTCAACGACGACTTCAACTTCGCCAGCCTCGTCGTCTCCGACAGCGACGCCGAGACCATCACCGCGATCGCCCTGCGCGAGGAGGATCGGCCTGACTTGCTCGCCGCGCTGCGCAACGCCAGGGCCGACACGTCGGCCAACCTTAAAGCTCGAGCGGATGTCGACTACCGCTTCAGCGACTCCCTTGGCAACCATCTGACGCTGCACCACGTGTTCGGCGGGGTGGCCATCGCGGTGTCCGAGGCGTCGGGAAGCTTAGCCGTGGCGTTCCTGTCACCCGACCAGCTTGACGAGCTGATCGCCGAGCTGGAAAAGCTGGTCACGGAGGGTGTGGCCTGATGTTCATCACCAACGCAAGGCTGCGCGAGTATGCCGACGAGCTGGAAGCGGCGGGGTTCACCATCTACGAGCCGATCAGCGGGCCGGGCAGCTACTTCCGCTACTCGCGGATGGTCGACGGCAAGGAATGCTTCGGCTACGTGCAGGCCGACTACCTCACCGGCGGGTTCCAGCATCTGATGCCGATCGTGCCGACGGTGCAGCACGGCTCGTCCATGTGGGTGGAAGGCGCGGGCCGCAAGCCGTACCCGGCGAACCTGACGTTGACGGTGCAGGTGGCCCGCCTGGTGGCCAGTCCGGTCAACTACAACGAGCTCGTCGGCAAGCAGGTCAACTTCGCCGATCCGCGGTTCGAGCACCTGTACCGCAAACGCACTTCTACACCTGAAAAGGGGGACGTATCGTGAGACGCCACACCTACAAAGCCGATCCGCACAGCGAAGGCGTGTGCCTGTGCGGCGAGGCCCGCAGCCAGGACGTGCACGACCGCATCGTCTGGCGTCGGTCGGTGCGCGACGGCCTGTGGTACTCGGGCCCGGTCAACGGGGTGCAGTACCGCTGCCACAGCCGACTGCGCACCCGAGCCTCGTGGAAGGCGCAATTCTCCACGGAGGTTGTCGGCGGGCAGCCGCAGTGGAAAACGCTGGGGCCGGAGCACGAAATCGTGACGCTGGACCGGGCCAAGGCCATCTGCGAGGAGCACCGCGAGTCGTTGGAGGTGCGCAATGGCTGAGATTCCGGGCGCGACGTACCTGGGCGACGGGCTGTACGTCACCCGCGACAGCTGGGGGCAGATCGAGCTGTTCGCCCACAACGGTCTGAACAAGACCGACCGGGTGTTCCTGGAGCCGGAAGTGCTGGCCCGGTTTGTCAACTACATCGACAGCCTGGGGGTGGCCAAATGATCGTCGCGACGCCGCCGGGCGGTCGGCCGTTCTACTCGAACGACGGCCAGCTGTTCTCCGACGATGAGATCACCATCTACTCGCCCGCGTTTCTGCCGGAGGACACCGAGTTGACCTCCACGAAGCCGGGTGTGTGGATGACGCTGGAGAAGACGGGTGTCCATGCGCAGGTGGTGGACACCGACAGCGGGTCGGTGATGTGGGATCGCACCGACCTGTCGTGGGACGAGGCGTTTGAGATGGCCCGCGTGGCCGTGGACGAACTCACGGCGAAAGTTCAGTACTAGAAACCTGTTCGGAATCCGAACATCCCACCAAGGAGGAGAGAAATGATCATCGACATCACTGACCAGCTGGGCCTGCCGAAGCTGACCGAGACCCCGACGCCGCTGGAAATGGCCAAGATCGTCTTGGACTGGGCCGAGAAGCACCCTGGCCATCACGACCAGAACTCGTGGGGGTACCGCGGCGACACTGAGTGCGGCACGACGATGTGCATCGCCGGCACGGCCTGCGTGGTCGACCCGAACACCGAGGTGCGGTGGTTCAGTTTGTCGATGCGCAACATGGTCAAGGTTCGAGGCGCGCGGACGACCACGGCCATCGAGATACGCGCCGCCGACCTGCTGGGCCTTGATGAGGAGCAGGCCGAACACCTGTTCTTCGACACCAACAACAAGGAGGCGCTGGATTTCCTGCGTTGGCACATTGCGGCGCTGGAGTCGGAGGGGGATCAACTGGAGGCTGTGCAGTGAGTGATGTTGTGGCCCGCGCGAAAGCAGCACTGGAAGGCGTCACGGAAGGACCATGGGAGACGAGGGTCCATGCGATGCCAGGGGCGACGGTTGATGAGTGGTACGTCCGCGAGATCACTCACACGTTCGATCCGAGCATGCACCGTCTGAATGTTCTGAAGGTGCGTGGGGCAACACATGCCGCGCGGCAGTGCTGCTGGCCCCCGACTGTTGCAGACGCCGAGTTTATTGCTTCTGCGCGTTCGTTGGTTCCCGAGTTGATCGCCGAAGTTGAACTCAAATCGGCCCAGTTGGCGGAATGGCGGGCACAGTACGACGCCATCAACGCCGAGAACGAACGTCTTCGGGCGCAGGAAGCACGAATCCGAGAACTGTGCGAAGACCCGTCGCGCGGACCGCTGTATCCGTACAAGATCCTCGCTGCACTGGAGGGGGAGGAAGTGTGAACGGGGAAAGTTCAGTACTAGAAACCTATTCGGAATCCGAACACCCCACGAGAAGAAAGGGGAGAAATGACAACGCCGAATAGCCGAGTGAACGCCGTCATCGGAAGCACTATCTCCATGCACCCGTTAATGGGTTCGGGGTGCCTTTGCGGTGAAGGCCCGCGCAAGTATGACGCGGTTGCCCACGAGAAGCATCTGAGCGTGGTGATTCAAGAAGCGCTTCGGGCAGCTCGTATCGAGCTAGTAGAACTACCCGAAGTCGACCGTGGATGGTCGACACGCAACGCCTGGACAGTGGACGAGTCCTATGTGGTCGCCGAGACAGATGTTGGGGTGGTTCTTGAGGATGGCGACACGGTCGCCGCCATGCGGGTAGAGACCGCGACCCGCCTCGCCGCTGCTCTTCTCGCTGCTGCTGCGGCTGTAACCGAGGAGGAAGTGTGAGTGATCCAGCAGTAGAAGCTGCGACACGGGTTATGAAGCTGGTTTACGCATACCCGACGCCCAATAGAGACCTTGTTGTTGCTGCCCGCGAGGTGTTGAAGCCGATCCGCGAACTGCACCGCCCTCGGTGGAGCAACTGCATCAACGCCTGCTGCAGCGGAGAGGACTGCCGACTCAGAGACCGCGTATGCGAACACTGCGAGGTCGATTGGCCATGCGACACCGCCAAGCTCATCTACACCACTGAGGAGCTGGAGCGATGAGCGACGTTGTGGAGCGCGCGAAAGCAGCACTGGAAGGCGTCACCGAAGGACCGTGGACGTGGACGCACGGCATGGATGGGCACTTCCGGAGTGATCACCGGCCCAACTCCGGACCGTGCAAGATCGAGGGCTGCGAGTGCGAGGGAATGAAGTGGTGAAGCAGAACACGTTCGTGCAGGTCGAGAACCTCCGCGCGGCCGACATCGGTAAGACGATCCGGCTCCGCGTCTGGGACGCGGCGAAGGGCGTCGAGACGGTCGTGACGGCCGAACTGATGCTGGTGATCGCGTTCAAGGATCGCGTCCGACTCGGATACGGTGCCAACGATCCGCAGGAGATCGTGCTCCCTTACGGGTCGGTGATCCACGTCGAGCCGGTCGACGGCGACTACTCGCAGGTCGAGGCGCTGCCACAGGTCGAGGCGGTGGAGGCATGAGCGACGCAGACACTGCACGGAAGAACGGCTGGAAGGTCGGAACCCGACTCGCCGGCGACGAGGGCTATGGCGAAACGATCATCGAAATCACCGCCATCGGCGAAGCACAGGTGTTGGCGAAGACCATCTCCCATGCGGGCCGACCTGTGCCGTACCTGGAGTCGACGTGGACGTTCAGTTGCCGGGATTGGCGGGAGGTTACGCGGAGGCGGTGCAGAATCAATGACCGTCTGGTTCGAACTCTCAGGCGGATCGTCCTGCGCAATGGAGTTCCATGACCAGATGCGTCATACCCCTTGACATTAGCCCCTGTCAAGAGTAGAATAGTTGTTGGAGGTCGAACTGGGCCTCCAGTCGGGTGTTCGGAAACCGAACACCTCCACCCCACGAGAGAGAGAAAGAGAGACCATGACCGACGCTCCCAAGAAGCGAGTGGCCACTGTTCGGAAACCGAACACCCCCAAGAAGACCCGCAGCCAGCTGGCGATGGAAGACGTGACGCTGGCGCTGAGGGCACGCTGCGCCGGGTTCTGGATCATCAGCCGAGACGAGGCGCGCACCGAGCAGGACCTGTTCACCGCCATCGCCAAGGCCGGGTACATCCCGCACACCTGGGACATCGCCAACGGCGCGCTCAAAATCGACGGCACCGCCATCCGCGGCGACGTGGACTACGCCGCACCCGAGGACCCCGACAAGATGCTCGACGACATCAACAAGAGGTCGAAGCAGTCGACCTCCCGCACCGATCGCAACGTGTGGATCATGCGCGACCTGGGGCCGTGGCTGGAAGGCGCAGCCGGTGCGCTCACCCGCCGCCGCCTGCGCAACATGCTGCGACCCGACGGGCTGGCGGGCACCCCGCGCAACGTGGCACAGGCCATCATCATCCTGTCCGCTGGCAACCCGCCGCCGCCCGAGCTGTCCAACGGCGAGCTGACCGTCATCGACTGGCCGCTGCCCGACCGTGAAGAGATCGGCGAGATTCTGTCCGGCGCGGTCGACGTGCTGCCCGACACCGAAGAGCAGCCGATGAAGCGCCGGGTGCTCAACCTGCTGAAGAAGGGCAACACCCGCGACGCCGCCATCGACGCCGCGGTGGGCCTGTCCTCACAGGAGGTGCAGACCACGTTCGCCCGGTCGCTCATCGAAAACGGCAGCATCGACGTCTCGGCGATCGCCGCCGAGAAGAAACGGCTCATCGACCAGGAGCCGGCGATGGAGTACTACCCGCCGCGGCCGGGTGGCTTCGACAACGTGGGCGGGCTGGACGTGTTCAAGGAGTGGGCGATCCGGCAGAAGATCGCATACTCACCGGAGGCGCGGGCCTACAATCTGAAGCTGCCCAAGGGTGCGATGCTCATCGGCGTCTCGGGCTGCGGCAAAACCCTGTCCTGCCAGGCGTTGGGCGCCGAGTGGAACTGGCCGGTGGTCCGGCTGGACATCAACGCGCTCAAAGGCAAGTACGTCGGCGAGTCGGAGTCGAGGCTGCGCGGCATCTTCTCCAAGATCGACGCGCTCGGCCAGGTCATCGTCTACATCGACGAGGTGGAGAAAGCGCTGGAAGGCGCGGTGTCGGGCAGTGCCGACGGTGGCGTGTCGGCCGACGCGCTCGGTGCCATCCTCACCTGGATGCAGGACCGCGCCGGGCAGGCGTTCGTCATGATGACGGCCAACGACCCGTCGAAGCTGCCGCCGGAGTTCCTGCGCAAGGGCCGCTTCGATGAGGTGTGGTGGATCGACCTGCCGACGCGGGCCGAACGCATGTCGGTGGCCGCGGCGACACTGCGCAGCAACGGACGCGACGCCGAGACGTTGGGCATCGACCTGGGCGCGGTGGCCGACGCCACCAACGGGTTCACCGGCGCTGAGATCGCCGCGTGCATCGAGCACGATGCGATGTTCAACGCGTTCGCCGACGGTGGCCGCGAAATCACCACCGAGGACATCCTGCACGCCGCGGGTGAGGTGATCCCGCTGAACCGGACGATGGGCGACAAGATCGCCCGTCTGCGGGAGTCGTGGATGGGCCGTGCGCGACCGGCGACCCGCCCCGACACCGAGGCCGTGCCGGCCGGGCCGACCAAGGTCCGCGTGCTCGACCTGTAGGACGAAAGCCGAACAGGGCTGGGGTTTCACCGCCTCGGCCCTGTTCGGAAACCGAACACCCCCACCCAGAGAGAGAAGGAGAGAGAGTCCCATGAACGAAATCCGATCCCTCAAGCCCGGCATCCTGGTGTCGCTGAAGACCCACCAGTCGGGCAACCGCGCCTACCAGAAGCGCGAAATCGAACGCCCCCACATCGCCGAGGGCGGCGTGGAACGCAGCCGGTGGGACACCACCAAGATCGTGTTCGACCCCGAGGAGGCCAAGGAGGCGTCGCAGGTCGCCAACCGTGCCCGCTACCTCATCACCCGGCTGTGCGCTGACACCGCGCACGGCCCGCTGTGCCCGATGGAGCGCCGCGAGGAGCTGCACGCAGCCATCGCCGAGGCGCGGCGCATGGTCGAAGAGTTCAACGCCAAGGCAGCGTTCTCACGGGTGGAGGTCAACGTCATCTGCGGTGAGATCGTCGCCGACGACGTGAACACGGCCCGCGCCTTGTTCTCCGAGACTGAGCGGTTCATGGCCCAGATGCAGGATGGCCTGAAAGAGCTGGACGTGAAGAAGGTCCGCGCGGCGTGCTCGAAGGCGCTCGACGTGGGGCAGATGCTCTCGCCGAACGCCAACGCCGACGTGAAGCTCGCGGTCAACGCGGCCCGCGAGGCGTGCAAGAAGATCGTCGCGGCCGGTGAGCAGGTGGCCGTGGAAATCGACCGCAACGCCATCGAGATGATCGGCCTGGCCCGCAGCTCGTTCCTCGACTTCGAGGTGGACCAGGACGTGGAGGTCGAGGCGTTCCGCGACACTGGTCGGGCCATCGACTTCGAGCCCACCGAGACCGAGCCCGAGGCCGTTGTTCGGCCGTCGGGGTATGCACTCGACTTCGAGGAGGTCGTGTGATCGGACCAATGACGTATTGGGAAATCAAGGAGGATCGAAATGCCATGTGACACCGTGCTCAAGAAGGGCCAAACCGTGTCCGAACGCGCCGCCGAGGTGCGCAAGGCCGGGCAGGAAATCGACCGGCTGCTCGCCGCCGGGCGGGTCAAGGTGAAGGTCGGCCCGCAGGGTGCCGTGACGTTCCTCAACATCCCTGAGGACGTGCGGGCTGGTATCACCGACGCCTGCGTGTACCGCCGCATCATGACCAGCGGCTCGCACAGCGCACGTCAGGCCATCGCCCAGGCTGAACGGCTGGCGGGCCGTGCCGTCGACAAGAAGGTCGTCGCGACCGGCATTCACAGCCACGACGGCGGGCAGACCTGGCATCCGAGGGGGTGACGAACCATCGACACGAAGCGCGAGTTCGAGTCCTACTTCGGCAAAGACTGGACCCTCTTTGCCAAGGGCACCCTCCGCAACGCTGATTCGAGCGACATCGATTGGATGCTGATGGGCAGGGTGATCAACTGGCCGGAGCCCTTGCCGTTCTACTTCGCGGGGATGATCGCCCTGCCTGAGGGCCATCCGTGGAGGTGGGACACCAGCGAGATGATCGGGGCGACAGAGGAGGTGAAGCCACGCAGGGTGTATCCCCGGAAGCTCGGCGGTCCCACCTTCAGCCAGGCGGAGTTCGCGTGGAATCGCTGGCAGGCCGGACTGTATCAGCGGATGTCGGCTGGGCCGTGGGTTGGATTCAGCCGGAAGCTGTACGAGATGCTTCAGCCCGCCGATACCACGGAGATGAAGGACGTGCTGGTCAAGCTGGCTGAGCTGGCCCGCGTGGCCGAAGTGCAGACACTGGACTTCGCCAGGGTGCTGCTCGACTTCGAGGTGAAGCCGCACGATCTGCTGGTGGACCGGGTGCAGCACCGGTTCTCCCACCTTGAACACTGAGTGTTCGGATTCCGAACACCCCACGAAAGAAAGGAAGTGGCCTATGGGCCTGACATTGCAGCGCCGGGACCGCCCCGACGAGGCACCGACCGCGGTCTTGAGGGTCCGCAACCCGAACGACCGGCGGGACCTGTCCAAGCTGTTGCCGTGGATGACGCCGCAGTTCGTGTTCCCCGCGGCCAAGCACGACTGGGTGCGCTGGGCGTGCCCAGAGGAGGTTGCGAAGAGGTTCGGGCTCGACGCGACCTGCCCCTGCTGCGGTGAGGGCTTCGAAAGTTCCGAAGATGGTCAGCTGGTGATCGACACCCTCCTGGAGGAAACCGGCTGGTGGCTGACCGAAAACGATTACACCATCCCCACGAAAGAAGGAGAACACTCATGACCGAGACTGTGACGGGCGGCGAGCTGATGCACGTCGACCCCAATGAGCTGGTGCTGGAGGCCAACGTCCGCACCGAGGCGAGCCTGACCAAGCAGTTCGTCGCCAGCATCAAGGAGAACGGCGTCATCGTGCCGATCACCGCGGTGCGCGGCGAGGACGGAGTGCTGCATGTCCGTGCCGGCCAGCGTCGCACCCTTGCAGCGCGGGAGGCTGAGCTGGCAGAGGTGCCGGTGTATGTGATCCCGGCTGAGCTGGACACGGCGACCCGGCTGGTGCAGCAGATCACCGAGAACGATCAGCGGCTGGAGCTGGGCGAGCCCGACCGGGTGAAGGGCATTCAGATGCTGCTCGACGCCGGGCTGTCGGTGACCAAGGTTGCCAAGCGGCTGTCGGTGTCGTCGGAGAAGGTGAAGCACGCCAAGGCGGTGTCGGAGTCGAGTCTGGCGATGGAAAGCCTGACCGAGGGTGCGACGCTGGCCGAGGCTGCGGGTATCGCTGAGTTCGCCGACGACGTGGTGGCGGTGGAGCGGCTGATGCGGGCCGCTGGCCGCAACTACTTCGAGCACGAGCTGCAGCGGCAGCGTCAGCTGCGCGCCGAGGCCGAGGCGAAGGAGGCGGCGAAAGCGCAGTGGGCCGAGCTGGGCTATGAGGTGCTGGATGAGTACCCCAGCTACGACGGGGTGCATGTGCCGATGTCGCACCTGCGTACCCCTGAGGGCGCGCAGGTGGACGAGTCGGTGGTGACCGATCCGAAGCACTGGGCGGTGACGATCACCGAGGACACCGAGTTTCACAACGCCGAGGGCGAGGTGATCGATGAGACCACGGTGGACTGGTCGACCGAGGGTGACCCTGAGGCGGTGCCCGAGGAGGGCAAGCTGCACGCCGACACGGTGACCGAGGTGCCGGTGTGGGTGCCGCAGGAGTATTTCTGCATCGACCTGGAGGCCGCTGGGCTGATCGTGTCGGATCGGTACAAGAAGTTGGCGGCGGCGGCTGCGCAGCTGCCGGAGGGTTCCAAGCTGGAATCATCGGAGGAGCTGGCCGAGAAGGCGAAGGCCCGCGATGAGCGCAAGCGGGTGGTGGCCTTGAACAAGGCGGGCGACGCGGCGATGGCGGTGCGGCGTGAGTTCGTGGCGTCGCTGCTGAAGCGGAAAACTCCACCGGAGGGCGCTGCTCGGTTTGTTGCGGAGGTGCTGACGCAGGACGGCACGCTGCTCGGTTCGCACCGCGGTGACGAGGTGGCCGGGGAGCTGCTCGGTGCCGAGGTTCGCTCGGGTGTGCTGCTCGATCACGCGTCGGATGGCCGTGCTCAGGTGGTGGTGCTGGGCTTGACGCTGGGCGCGATCGAGGCGCAGACACCGAAGTCGGCGTGGCGTTCGCCGGGCGGCTGGACCGAGAAGTACCTGCGGTTCCTGGCCGAGCATGGCTATGGGTTGTCGCCGATCGAGAAGGTGATGATCGGTGAGATGACGCAGGCTGAGTGCTTGGAGGAGCTGGCGTGACCGACGCTGGAAGCACGCCGGAGGGTCAGGAGATTAGACCCTCTTGACATAAGCCTTCAACAAGAGTAAAATAGTAGTTGAAGGTTGAGGACAGCTCGCCGGGGCGTACCTCTCTCTCCGCCCCGGCGAGCCCCTGTTCGGAAACCGAACACCCTACGACACGAAAGGACCCAGCCATGAGAACATGCCTGGTCTGCGGCACACCCATCAAGGAGCCGATAGGCCGAGGCCGACCCACCGAACTGTGCTCGGACAAGTGCCGCGCCGAGCGCAAGATGCAGCAACGCTCCGAGTCGCGACGGCGAGCCATCGCCCGCGGCATCCCCGCACACCTGCATGGCACATCCACCGGCAGCACCTACTACAGGTGCAGCTGTGACAAGTGCCGTGAATGGTCCCGCACCTATCAGCAAGCACGACGACGTGGCCAGCTCGCCACGGAAGGAAGGTAACCCCACGATGCCCGACCTCGCTGACGCACTGACCCGCGGACGGCAAGCCCTACGAATCCTCGAAGCGCCACCGGCCGACCTTCAGGAGGGCTACACACCCGACGAGCTGGCGTGTCAGTACGCAGCGATCGACCGGCTGGTGGCGGCGTTCCGAGAAGTGGACGCCGCCATCGGCCAGCCACAGCTCAAATCATTCCCGGCACCAAACGGACTCATCTCCGGCGACTGCCTGTAAGACCTGTTCGGAAACCGAACACCCCACCCCACGAAAAGAGAGAAGGAGACGAGATGCGCTCAGTAGGAAACGTCGACCTCACCATCGGCCTGGTCACCGTGCCGGTCAAGATGGTCGGCGTCAGCGAAAGCCACGACCGCAAAGCCTCGATGTACCACCCCCACGAAGACGGCAACTTCGGCAAGATCAAGATGCCCAAGCTGTGCGAAGACTGCGGCGAGGTGGTGCCGACCGCCGACATCGCCAAGGGCTTCGAAGAGGGCGGCGACATCGTGATCCTCACCGCCGACGAGCTGGCCAGCATCGCCGCGGCCACCGGCGCCGCGCTGGAGGTGCCCCAGTTCGTCAAGGCCGAGCAGATCAACCCGATGCTGTTCGCCAACGAAAACGTCTACCGGCTGGTTCCCGATCCGAAGCGTGGACGCCAGGCCGCCACCACCTACCTGATGGTGCGGCACATCCTGGTCAGCCAAGAGCTGGTCGGCGTCGTGCAGTACACCCGCTGGGGGCGCAACCGGCTGGGCGTGCTCGACGTGGAGCCGAGCGACGACGGCGGTGTGCTGGTCATCCGCAACATGATGTGGGCCGACGAGTTGCGCTCCACCGAAGGGATCGTGCCGACCAACGTGACCGAGGACGACATCGACCCGCGCCTGCTGCCGGTCATGGCGTCGGTGGTGGAGTCGATGACCGGCGACTGGGACCCGACCGCCTACACCGACCGCTACACCGAGCAGCTGTCCGAGGCGATCACCGCCAAGGCGCAGGGCAACGAGATCGCGACGGTGGCCAGCGAAAGCGGCAAGGCCATCGACGACGTGTCCGACCTGCTGGCCAAGCTGGAGGCGTCCATCCAGAAGAAGGCTCCGGCCAAGAAGGCCACGGCCCGCCGCAAGAAGACTGCCTGAGAGGAGGGGTAGAGCATGGCACGCAGCAAAGTGGTGTCGATCCAGGCCGAGCCTCGCCGCCGGGTGGGCGGCAAGTCGCCGTCGGCCCGCAACCAGGCGCGCACCCTGCGCAAGGCGCACCGGCAGGGGCTGCCGTGGGAGGACGACGAGGTGGCCCGCCTGGCCCAAGGCATCGCCGCCGACGAAACCACCCTGGACATCGCGCTGGCCATCGGCCGGTCCTACTACGGCGTGATGAGCGCCCGCTCGCACGTCGGGTTCGCACTGCGGCACTGGGATGCCCTGGCCGCGGTGCAGCCCACCACCACGAAGAAAGGTGAGAGATGAACAGTGTCACGCTGAGTGACGACCGGCGAAAGCTTGTCGTCACTACGCCAGACGGGTCCGGCAGGGCCACGTTCTGGGCGCAGGACCCCGGCGGGTTCACCGACGAGGAGGTGCAGCTGGCGCGTGAGAAGGTGACGATGTACCTGACCGAGCAGGGTAGGTACTCCGTCAGGAGAACGCGGTGGTTCGGCCGAGAGGTGTTTCTACACAGGTCATCGGGCAAGCCGACGTGGTGGCGACCGCGTGTGGAGGTGCGCCGTGGCCGCGTGCTGGTCGGATGGCTGCGTCGCATGGTGGCGGTGACCTGGTGAGCGACGGGATTCAGCATCAACCCGACTGCCCGGCCAGCGAGGGTGGGCAGACCTGCCGCTGCATGGACCGCGACACGCTGCTGCTCACCGTGGTGCAGAAGATGGCCGACACTATGCCGACCGACTACAGCCTGTCCAAGATTGCCTACGAGCTGGTCGAGTCGCAGCGGCTCGGCGCCGACGGCAACGAGCGGTCGCTGGAGGTCCGGCTGGACCTGATGGCGTCGGCGTTCGCCGCGGCGCTGCGCCTGATCCAGATCGCCAGAAACGACTGAGTGTTCGGAAACCGAACACCCTGACAGAAGGAGAGAGAGAATGTCCAACGCCAAGTTCCAGCACCTGAGCCAAGGGCAGCGTGCCCGCATCCGACACGAGCTGGCCAAGGTACGAGGTGGCGACTACCTCAAGCGGGCGCGGCAACTGGCCCGCTACTACGGCGTCACTAGAGCCACCATCGAGCTGGTCGACGCCAGCCGGGAGGCGACCCGATGAAGTACGTACTCCTGGCCACCCTCCCTGTCGGCATGATCGTGATCTCCATCCTGGTCACCTACATCGGCGCGCTTCGAGGCAAGGTGGCCCGACTGGAGAAAACCCTCGCAGGCGTCGAGGACCCGATGGTGTGGCTGTCCGACGAGGACCGCCGCACCTACGCCCGAGAACTTCTGGAGCGGGAACGTGCCGCCTACCAGGAGGAGCTGCTGCACCGGCAGCTCAACAACCCCATCATCGAGAAGAAGGAATTCCCCCTGTGAAGAGAACACCTCTCGTCGTCGTCACCGCGCTGGCCGCCGCCGGACTGACGGCCTGTGCCCATATTGGGCCGGGTCAGCAGGCCGTCGGCAAGGACAGCTGGGGCGCGCCCACGGTGTCGAAGTGCGCCGTCGAGGAGTCGATGGTCTCCGACATCGGCACCGACTGGTACCGCTTCCCGGCGCGGGCCATCACCTGGGACGCCAACAACGACCCGGGCGCAGAGCGGGGGCCGTACACCGCGTTGTCCAAACCGGCCAGCGCGCCGCTGAAGGCCGGTGACGAGCCTGACCCGAACTTCAGCACCGGCCAAGCGGAGATGGCCATTCCGGTGACCATCACGTTCGACATGACGACCAACTGCGACGACCTCAAGGAGTTCTTCAGGCAGTACGCCACGCAGGACGGCGGCTGGCTGGACGGCGACGGCAACCCGACCGAGGGCTGGGAGAAGCTGCTGACCCGCGTCATCAGCCAGCCCGCCGAGCAGGCCGTCATCGTGGTCACGCAGAAGTATCCATGGCAGCGAATCTGGAACGACGACGTGATCCGCAGTGAGTACGTCAAGACGCTCTCGGAGCAGCTGCCGAAGCAGACCGCGATGCGCACCGGCGGCAAGGAGTACTTCAACAACTTCGTCGTCCAGGTCGGCAAGCCATACCCGACCAACGAGCAGCTGCGGGCCAACGCCGAGCAGATCCAGGTCAACCAGGCCGCGGCCGAAGCTGAGCGGATCAGGCTGACCTCCGAGGCGAAGGCCAAGGAGGAAGCGGCCAAGGCTGAGGAAGCCGCGGCCATACAACAGAGGCTCACCGAGCTGAAGAAGGCCGAAGTTCGGCAAGCCGAGATTGCCGGCTACGGCACCGGGCCGGAGGCCGTCGACGCCTACCTGCGCGACAAGTGCAGGCAGACCTCCGACTGCCACCAGTACGATCCGTCGCCGATCATCGCCGGTGCGCGCTGAGGTCATGTTCGGGTGTAGTGCCACGCTGCGGGGGACGCGTCTTCCCGTGACGTGGCGACGCCCCTGGTCCAGGTGTTCGAATCCCGAACACCCCCGTTTCCCCACAAGAGAAGAGAGAAGGAAAATGAGTAGAGAGCTGAAAGTCCGCGATGGCGTGCTCACCCCCGAGGTGGCGTGGCTGGCCAAGATGTCGACCGGGGCCGCCCCGGCGTCGGCACTGATCAGGGTGACCGCCCTGGTTGGCGCGTTGGTGCTGCGTCGCACCAACATGGACCTGTTCCAGGAGTCGGTGATTCCGGTGGAGGGTGCCGCTCAGGCCACGGTGCTGGTCGAGGCGGGCAAGCTGCTGGCCGGCCTGAAGTCGGTGAGCGGGATGCTGGTGCTCACCGTCAACGACGACGAACTGATCATCAAGTCCAGCGACGCCACGGTGAAGGTGCGTGCCGCCAACGTGGAGTATCCGATCTGGCCAGAGTTCGAGTCGACCGCCGATCAGGCCATCATTGGTACGCCACAGTTGACCCAGGTGCTGACCTCCGCGGGCACCGACGAGTCGATGCCGCAGTTCATGGTGGTGTCGTTCGACGCCGGGCAGATGGTGACCACCGATCGGTTCCGGTTGTCGCGGATCAACTACGGCCCGTCCGAGTTCAGGGCGGTGGCACCGACCGCGGCGCTCAAGGCGATGTCGAAGTCTCAGGGTGTCGTGTACGTGGAGCCGGGCAAGGTGGGCGACGCGGACTGGATCGAGCTGTCGTCGGCTGGGCGCACGGTGCTCGCGCCGATGCCGCAGCAGGACCTGTTCAAGTGGCAGCACCTGATCCCGAAGGACCCGCCGGTGCAGGTGGCCCTGTCGCGCAGGGATCTGCTCGACGCGGCCGGTGGCGATGAGGTGACGATCAGCGTCGCCCCTGACGCGATCAGGGTGACCTCGCACAGCGATGGTGTCGAGGTGGAGCGGACACTCAAGCCGCTGAACATCATCAAGCATGAGCTGGATGGCCCGCTGGTGGTGCGGATGCGGTCGAAGTACCTCAACGAGGCGCTGCGCGGTATCGACACCGGGACGTTGCTGATGGCCGGATCGGCGGGCAACAGGCCGGTGGTGTTCCAGGATGTCAGCGAGTCGGACCTGCATCTGATCATGCCGGTGCGGGTGGCCGGATAGAAGTGTGCGGCCCCGGTCCTGACGCAGATCAGGGCTGGGGCCGCACCACCTTTCTTTTCCCCACGAAAAGAGAAGGATCGCCACGAGGGCACCTTCGACAATACAGGAGGATTTGATGAGCACACTAATTGCCGACGCACAGAAGTACATCGAGCAGGTTATGGCCGACCTCACCGGCGACGACGACTTCCCCCCGTTCCTGGCCCTGGAGAATTCCAAGGGTGAAGTCATGATCGCCATGCTTCGGGCCAGCAGCAAGGGTGACGAAGCCAGGGACATGATGGCCGACATGATGGCCGCGCTGTGCCTGGCGCACCGCGCCGTTGCGGTCCTGTTCGCCAGCGTGTGCTGGATGGTGACCTGCGACAGCCAGGAGGAAGCCTTCAATCTCGCAGCGGCACCATCGGAGCATCCCGACCGCAAGGAGGCCATCGTCCTGACGGCGACAAGAAACCTGGGCAACACGACGGAGGCTCACATCGCCAACGTCATCCGCGAAAACAACCTGGTCGGCGTCGGGCTGTGGGAGGAGATGGATGGCTCCGAGGCTGCCGGCCGGTTCGTGTCAGCGATGAAGTTTGGCCTGCGGCTCGCGCCGAGGCTGCCCAAGGTGTTCTGCGACGTCGTGGATAAGGCACTGAACAGCGACAACCTTGAGGACACCCAGCGAATCTTGACAATGATGGCCGAAACGATCGGCAAGATACGCCGCGGCGAAATCGGCCCCGGCAGCCCGCTGATGAACTGACTGTTCGGAAACTGAACAGCCCACGAGAGGGAGAGGAGGCCACGATGGATGGCCACATGAAAGCCCAGCTGGAAACGCTGGAGCAGATTTTCGCCACCGAGGAGGAGCTGCACCCTGACCTTCAGCCGTGGCTGGAAGACGACGGCCCGTTCGGCACCTGCTTGAAACATCCGCTGGTGTACAGCATCATCCACACCCCGCAGCTGAACGCGCTGGTCAACCGCCAGTACGCGCAGAAGCAGGAGGCCATCGCGACCGCGGTCAAGGCGGCGCAGTGGCAGTCCTATGTGTGGCTGCATGAGCGACCGCATCGCATCGAGGCGTTCAGCCGCATCATGTGGCGTCTGGATGGCCCCGACTACTGGGAGCTGCTGGGTCGAGTGTGGTCGGACACCGAGAACGCGTGGCAGCACATGGACCTGTGGCGCATGCTGTTGTCGGCCGACCTCGCTGACCGCGAGATGATGTCCACCCCCGAGGTGCGGTGCGTGTTTACTCGCCCGCCGGAGACGGGTGGGTTGCTGCCGATGACGCGGGTGTATCGCGGCTACTGCCACGACGATGGCGCAGACGGGTTCAGCTGGACGCTGGACAAGGCCCGCGCCCGGTGGTTCGCCACCCGTCTGCGTGAGGACGGTGACCCTCCGGGGCGGATCATCGCGGGGTTCGTCGCCAAGGAGCACGTCATCGCTTACATCACGAGCCGTGACGAGCAGGAGATCGTGTGCTTCCCCGAGCATGTGGTCGACAAGGAGGTAGAGGACGCGTGACGGTGAAGTGGGAGGCCCCGCCGCGGCGGTTCTTTCGCGATCTGGTCCTTCCGTTCGATCGGTTCATGAAGTTCTGCCGAGGCCAGGTGTGCGGGCGGACGGAGCTGGGTGGCGGCAGTGGCGGGCCGGTCGCGCCGGAGGACCTGACACCGACAGCGCTGACCGACGCGAACGTGGTGTGCAGCAAGCAGCGCGACAGTGACCTACACATCCCGATTCTTGACCTGGACATGGATGCGATGTTGCTGCGGTCCAGCACATACGGGCACTATCACCTGTACATCGACAAGCCGATGAGCTGGGAAAACTACTGCAAGCTGCTCGACGTGATGGCCGAGGTGGGCATCTTGGAGCAGGGCTACGTCGACGTGTCGAAGAAGCGCAGCATGACACAGGTCCGCACCCCGTGGACCAAGAAAGGGGCATGACATGACTCGAGGTGGCCGCAGAACCACGACGAGATCGAGGCGTTCATGAGGTCTTGCACCTGCAGTCATCGCGCCGTCGACCACTGGATCGCCGAAACCCTCGACGGGGAGGAAGTGCTCACCAGCTGTCGGCACTGCGACTGCGAGCAATACACCGAGGACGACACACTGCTGCCGTCGGAGCTGCTGGCCGCGGCCGAGCAGTACCTCGATGAGCACGGCTGGGCGCAGGAGAGAGAGACCGCCAAGGCGGGCGAGGTGTGCGCATTGATGGCGCTGCGTTCGGCCGCGATGGCCACGCGGACGCCAGCGGTCATCACCGCCGAAGCCAGCCGCGCGCTGGAGGAGGTGGCGCAGGAGCTGTATAGCAAGCCGATCAGCATTCCGATGTTCAACGACCTGCACTGCGTCGATGAGCACGACGCGCGGAACTGGATCAGCAAGGCCCGCATCAGACTGGAGGAGGCGGGCAGGTAACTCTGTTCGGAAACCGAACACCCCCACCTAAGAGAAGGAGAGAGAACCATGACCATCAAACAGAAGCTGGCGTTCGTCGTTGTCGGCGCGCTGATCGGCGCGGCCATCGTGCTGGCAGGCGTGCCCAAGGCCAACGCGACACCGCCCAACTGCCAGCAACAGCTGTGGTGGCGCGGCGAGGCGATGCGCTTCGTCACCCGCACCCTGTGCGACGGGCCGATTCAGGCCGACGGCAGCTGGAACCGTGCCCGCAACTTCTACGGCGACGCGTTCTACGTGCCGGTGTCCTGCTACCGCTGGAACTGCACAGGCGGCTACTGGCGGCCGGTGTTCGACACGGGCATCGAGACGTACCGCGTCACGCCGGAGACGGTGCTGCCCGACGAGCCGGGCCACATCGGGCCAGCCGGGGTGGTGCCGGCATGAGCTACGACCTGGACCTGCGTAGCTCGGGCGACGGCTGGGTCGGCACGTTCGACATCATCCTTCGGCGGGCAATCCAGGACATCACCGACGATGGGCCGTACAGCCCCGTGGAGGTCACGCTCGACGACGGGCGCGTGCTCACTGGCACGCTGCACGGGTTCGGTTTCGATGTGATGCGCGTCGATGGCCTCATCATCGAGCTGGACCGGGTTAGGAGGTTTCAGGCATGAGCACCAAGATGTGCGCCATCTGCAGCGACAGAGGAGAGGGTTTGTCATGACCATCGACATAGATGCTAAGCTGTCACCATGAGTGACATGATGACTGGTGCGGAGCTCAAGGTCCAACTGACGGGCCTTGGGCTTACGCCCGTGTGGCTGGCAGAACGACTCGGCGTGGCATCCCGCACCATCATCCGCTGGTTCGACCTACCCGAAGTCCCCGCCAAAGCCGCGGCCGAAATCGACCGCATCACCCAGGTCACCGAAGAAGAGATGCACCGGCTCGTCACCAACGCCGAGCACGGCCCGCTGGGGGCCGTCATCCGCACCGAACGCACCGACCACCAAGCTGTTCGGTTTCCGAACACCCTGCCCGCCACCTGGCACCGCGCGCTCACCTACCGAGTGGTCTACGCGCTGCGATCCAGCGGCCTCAACGTCACCGTCGAGTACGAGGACCCCTTCAACCACGGAGCATCTGGCGAATCTGCGTGATCGCCGCTTCAATCTCTGTCGGATCGTTCGCGTCATACACCCGCACGAGCGTACGCAGCACCTCGGTCTGCGTACGCTCGCGCTGTTCGGCGGCCGTCAACCGCCGCTCGTAGTCAGTGGCTCGCTCCTCGGCCACACGCCACCGCTCCGCGGCCTCATTCAGCTCCTTGCGGCAGGCGTCGCACTGCTTCTGCACCTGCTCCAACGCAGTGTCGTACTGGGTGAACACCGGAACCCAGGCCCGGCTGATCTTCTCCGCGGTGTCCGCCGAGTTGTTGTTCCGGTTCAGCCAGTACGAAACGATGGCACCAACCACACCGCCCAGCACGGTGACCACGGCGACGATGATGGTGGCGACCGCCGGGGTGACCCCGGTGGGCTGCGTCGCCGCTTCGGCCAACACGCTCATCCCCGTACGGCTCTCTCTGCCTGCATGATCCTTCGGATGTCACGTATGACCAGGAAGAATGCGCACCAGGCGTAGGCGGCAAATCCGAACGCTGCGATGGATTCCTTACCCCAGTATGAGTTCCCCCATGACGCCAAAACGTACCAAGCGAAACCCCAGGCCATCGACAGATCGCCGGTGAATTGCAGCCACGCGCCGCACGTGTAAATCGACGCGCGGTTGCCGGCGTACCGCGACGCCACCAATCCCCGGCCGATGACGGCCAGCACCCCCAGCATCAGCAGTATCAGCCACGCCGTCTCGACCGCGTTGTCGTCTCGTGGCACCGCCGCCGATAGGCCCGGTGGGATACCGCCCGCCACAAACAGGCCGTACAGCGCCGCGCCCGCCATGTGAAGGTAGACGATCACCTGAAACAGGGTGACCGCCTCGCTGTCCAGGTGGTGCGCGAGGAATCTGTCGACCTTCGACGCGAACTTTCTGATCAGGACCATCGCACCGGCCTCCAGTAGATGACTGTTCCGAACGCCGATGGGATCAACACCAGGAGCCACGGATACCAACCGAAGGTGACCATCGTCTCTTCGAGCGCCGGGGCCACTGCGTAGAACACGGCGATCACGCCCGCAGCCACGCCGAGAACCGCGTGGCCCAACGCTGTCACGCGATGTCGGCGGGTGGCCAACCCCGAGATCATCAGTACTGCGGCTGTTCCGAACACTGCTGCCCAACTGAACTCACCCCCGGGGAATGTGAACAGATACTTCCACTGCGTGCTCGTGATCGAGTCAGCCCAGAACAGCAGGGCCACCACAAGGACGAGCGTCACGACACTCATCATTGCAGCTACAACCGTGATCAGACCGGATTCACGCAGCACTCCGCCATCCTCTGATGGCGCGGGAGTGATCAGATGGATATTCGGCGGGACAGGTCCCGGGTTTGCTGGACGCTCCGGCATGGCACCTGTGCTACCTGCCCTTCAGCCATTCGGTGAGGTCAAAGATGTCGCTGACCACAGGAACGTCAACGTCGGGCAGCTGGTTCACCAGCCCGCGCACCTGCTCCACCAGCGTCGCCGTGTCGGGCAGGTCCAGCTTGCCGGGCAGCGCCGAGCGCAGCGAATCCTCGATGGCCTTCACCGTCGCGGTGACGATCACCGGCAGCAGCGCGGTGAGCCGGTCGGCCACGACGGTGCCGATGCGCTGCGCCACCTCCAGGGCCAGCTTGCGCACCGCCTCGTTGCGCGCCAGCGTGTCGAGCAGACTCATCGCGGACCACCCCCAGCCCAGGTGTTCAGCACCTGAGACCGTTCCTCGGGGGTGAGCTTGCCCAGCCCGACCTCCAGCTGTCGGGCGTTCTGGCGGTTGGGCGGCAGGTACACGCCGAAGTAGCCGAGCGCCGCGATCGCGACGAACAGCGCCCACCCCTTCGTGTCGAACGGCTCGAAGCTGGGCAGCACAGCGCCCTCCGTGGTGGCCCGCGTGATCACCGCGCTCAGCACGCCGACGATCACACCGGCAATGGCCTTCGCGGTTTCCGGCAGCTTGGTCATCTGGCTCATGCCCCCATCATGTCAGGACCGGAGGTATTCGATAGCCGGACCAATTCCGTAGTCAACGTGTGGGCCGGTGCCCTTCGCGAAGAACATACCCGCGTCGATCAGCGCCTTAAACGCGGCGATGGTGCGCGGGATCGGCATCTGGGACAGCTCGATTGCCTGGGCCAGAAGGGAATCCGTGCCGGTGAAGAAGTTCAGGTCGCGGATGATCTGCCAGATGGCGTTCTTGTCCTGCTGCGAATCACCCGGCTCGGCCGCGGCATACAGGTCGCCGGCGTGCGCGTAGTTTCGCCACCACGACGGCGTGTCCCGCATCCCCGTCGACGAGACGCCCTGCGAGGTGAGGCTGGCCATCGGTGAGCCGCCGTAGTCCGGCCACACCGCGCCCACCTCGCGGTTCGGGTTGCCCCAGGTGACCGCCTTGACCACGTAGTCCTTGGCCCAGTGCAGCGAACCGTTGGCCGGCTTGATGTTGTTCTCCCACAGCTCCGACACGACGACTGCACCCTGCGAGTAGCCGCCGAGCACCACACCGTTGCGTTCGATGCGCTGGCGGTGCATGAAGCCGGGGTCCGCGCGGTTGAACTGCACGTGGCACTGGTCGATGCCCGCGGCGATGGACTTGCCCATTGGGAAGTTCTTGGCTGGATATCCGATGGGCTGCCAGAACAGCCTGTCTTCGCAGGCCCGCGCGGTGTCGGCGTCAGGCCCGACCCACCAGGGCACACCGGTGCCGCACACGGTGATGAACAGCGGCCGGTTGTCCGGCCCAGCGGGCCGCTCCAGGTAGCCCATCACGTACTTGGTTTCGGCGTTGATGATGCCGAAGATGAACAGGCCGTCGCGCAGCTCGCCGCTCTGGAGGTACCGGCCCTGCATCTCAGTGACGGCCACCGTCATCGGCTCATCGAACAGCGGCAGGCCCAGCGCGTTGCGGGTGTCAGGCAGGTTGCCCGCGTAGCTGCGGAACTTCCTACGCATGAAGTCGCGGATGCGGCCGATTTCTTCGCTGGCGTCCCCCAGGCCCAGCCCTACATACTCGCCGCCGATCCGCATGTCACTCCTTGATGTCGAGCTGCGCGAACCGTGAGGTCCTGGCCTTCACGTCGTAGCAGCCAGGGATGCCCAGCTTCTCCCCGATCGCGGCCACCGCGTCGACCAGGGTGCGCCCGCCCAGCTGCGGCCATTCGATGCGCAGCTGGTCCCACACCTCCTTGGTGTAGTCGGGCGCCAAGATCGGGCCGGGCTGCTGCGGCGCTTCACCGGGGGTTTCGCCGGGGAACACGAACCCGTCCATGTCCTTCTGAATTTCACCGCGGAACCAGTTCATGTCCAGGTTGCCGGGGTCCCATTTGCCCTGCGCTGCGCCGGCCCACTCCTTGTGGCTGATGTTGCGCGACGCGTCGAAGCCGAGGTGCTTGGTGATGGCCGCGCCGACGTCGCGCATCGAGATGATCTGCGCGTCGGGCCACCGCTCGTTCGGGTCGTAGCCCAGCGGCAGGTCTTTGCGCGGAGTGGGCCAGGCGCACTCGATGCCGATGGTGTACTGGTTGGCGTTGTTGGTGGGCAGTCCAGGGTAGGAACCGAGGCCCGCGTGGTTGCAGGGGCCGACCGCGACGATGGTGACGATGCCGCTGGGCGCGATGTGAATCTGGGCGAGCGGCCCGCGCAGGTCGGGGCGGCCGACGCTGATCGACTCCGGCTTCTCGTTGGAGTTGCCGGTGTGGTGCCACATGATGCCCCAGATTTCCTTCATGGTGCCGCCGACACCATCGGTCTTCCAGCCGGGCAGGGTGCGCAGCCGGTCACCGAGCGCGGGCCGGAGAACATCTTCGAGCCAAACCGGGTCGCCTGAGACGGCCACCGTTCCTCCTGTGGTGCTGGGCCAGTACTTGTCGAGGTAGGGGGTCACCGTGTTGATGTGCTGCTTGATCTCGGTGAGGTAGGCGCGGCGACCGCTGGCGTACCAGTAGGCCGCACTCTCCCAGTTGGGTGCCTGCTGCATCCACGCGATGTCCAGCCAGATGTCGCCGGACGCGCCGGGCTTGCGCCGCCACACGTCGAACTTGTCGAAGAAGCCTTTGATCTGCGCCGCGGCCCCGTTGAAGCGGTTCGGGTAGGAGCCGTCCTGCTGCGCGATGCCGTAGGTGATCTTCTTGCCGGACGGACCCCAGATCGTCTCGTCCCAGCGCGACTCCTGATACAACATCGACATGATGGCCCGGGTCTCTTCGCGGGTGTAGCCGCGCGCCTTGGCCTCGGTCACGATGATCTGCGCAACCTGGTCTTTGGTGGCCGCCATGTGGTTGATGCTACGCGGGGTGTTCGGAAACCGAACACCTCAAAACGCATCAGGGTGTTCGGAAACCGAACACCTCCGCATCAAAGATCGGGCATCCCCACATGTGCGCCCAGCCGACCGCGGCGAGCACCGCCGCACCGACGAGCACACCACAGCCGAGCGCGCGCATCAGCTCATCGGGATGACGATGTTCGCCCAGCGGTGCTGGAATGCGCCGCTGCAGGACATCGAACCGGACGCTTCAGGCGCGGCCACCACAATGGAGCTACCGGCGTTTCCTGCCGTGTACCTGGTGGTCACACCCGAGATGGACGAGTACGCACCCATTGAGCCGCCGCCGTTGCCGCCGCCCAGCGCAAACAGGGCGACCTGGCCGGGAGCCAGGGTCCACGAAACCGACGGATTCTGGGTGTAGTTGTAGGCGGTCTGCGGGGTGTGCAGGGTGTGCACGTCGCGGAACGAGATGGCGGCGAAAGACCACCAGGCGCTGCCTGCCGACGGCGACACGACCGTAGCGGCTGATCCGGTGCCCGCCTTGGCCGCCCGCCAGATCATCAGCCCACCCGTGCTGGCGGTGTTGTTGTGGTAGAGGGTCATGTAGTGCGACATCGCCACGCCGTTGTAGGTAGGCGTGCCCGGCGACGCTGTGCGGTCATAGGTCAGCACCGCGAACACGTCAGCACCAGCGGCTGCCGTGAAGCTGAAGCTGGTGCCGCTGCCCAGACCGTTGGCACCCGCACAGTTGTCGTACGCCGCCGGTGCCCACACCTTTGTGCTGCCGACGTACACACCTTTGACCATGTTGCTGCCGACGTACACGCCGGCCACGTCGGAGCTGCCAACCTTGAGCGCCATTACGTCACCACATAGACAGTGTTCGAGTCCTTCGAGCCGAGGCCATCGTAGGTGGCCTGCGACATGACGCGGAGGCTCTTGCCGTCCAGGGCGTCGTCCAGCTCGTTGACGGTTTCGCCGACGTCGTTGAGGTAGGCGGCATCCACCTCCATGCCGATCTCATCGACCCAGTTGGTGGGTAGTGCCATCGCGGACCCTCCTTAGTTCTTTGCCGGGTAGGTGCGGCGGAAGTTGATCTTCACGTGGCTGCCATCAGCAAACCACAGGCGGCCCATGTCGCCATCCCAATCCTCGCGCGCCACCTCGTTGCCGTTAGCGTCGATCGGGGCGAAGCGGCCGCCGGGCCACACCTCTTCCACGCGGCCGTCCTTGAGTGCCTCGTGGATTTCCTCTCGGGTCCACTGCTGGCCGTTAATCTCGGGCATCCAACTCTCCTAGATCGTGAAGGGGACTGTGTAGGGAACACCGGCGCGGAACACCCGGCCGCCGTGCACCACGGAGGTCGACTCGATGCGCACCGGCTCGACGGAGACCGGGCCGACCTCGATGGTGGGCGACCCTACTGAAGATGTCGATCCGATCTTGGTTGGCTCGGCGGTCACGCCGCCCACCGCCACGACGGGCGAGGTGACCAACGACTTCGACGCGATCTTGGCTGGCTCGATGAATTGAAGCGGGCCGATGACGACAGGCCGATGCACCGCGGAGGTCGATTCGATCCGCTCCAGGTACACAGGAAGCGCGCCGACCTCCACCGTGGGGGCGCCCACCGCAGCCGTCGACGCGATGCGTTCAGTCGCGACGAACGCCTCGGCCCACCATCCAACGACAGCCATGAGTTACAGCTCGAAGATGCCGTCGTCAGGCCAGATAACGGTGATGTCGCCGCCGTTCGGTGTCACCGCCAGGCCATCCGCGTCGTCGATGTAGGCGATGAGCGGCGAGGTGGATGCGGTGCCGGTGTCCTTGAAGATCACCAGCGCCTCGGAAATGTCGCCGCTGACCGCAGTGAACGTGACGTTCGCTGCGTCGGCCACACCTCCGGTGACCGTCTTCGATCCAAGGTTTGCTGACGTGGCGATGATCGCGCCGCTGGCGATGTCGTCCAGGAACTCGTCGGCGTCGAGGTCCACGGTGTAATCGTCGGCGTCGACCAGTGCCACCTTGATGTTGTCGCCGGTCCAGGAGACGCCACCGGCGAGCACCTTCTCCTTGTACTTGGCGTAGAGCGCGTTTGCCACTTCCTTCTCCTTCAGATGTAGAACGGAACCTTGAGGGGAACTTCGGTGTTGCCGTCTTCATCACCTGGCTCGTGGTAAACGTACACGCCAGGCTTGCCGACCTTCGAGGTTGAACCGATCTTGCCGCGCGGCCGCAGAATCCACGGCGACAGCACCGAATCCTCCGGCTTCAGCAGGTAGGCGATCCGGTAGAACAGGTCCACCGACTCGGCGGTGAAGTTGTTCAGCGACAACGCGATGATCGACCCGTCGCGCTTGTTGTAGAACAGCACCGAGATATAGCCGCCGAGGTTACCGATCCAGCCCTGCCAGTAGCCGAACAGGATGGTGTTCAGCCCGAATCCCATCCACCCCGGCCCCTCCCACGGCCCCTTCGGGTCGTAGGTGACGTAGGTGACGAACTCTTCCTCTTGCCTGCGCTTCATCTCCGGTGACAGCAGCGTCCCGTCGCGCAGATGCTCGCCGAACTTCACCAGGTCGTAGATGGTGCCGCCGAGGGAACCGGCCGCGCCGGCCCAGGTGGTCGACACCGCGGTCCACTCCAGCTCCGCTGCGGTCGGATAGCCGAACAGTCCGGCCAGGAACGCCAGCGGGCCGAGCAGCGCCTGAATCTGCGGCAGCGCCAGGTTCGGCGTCCAGCCCCGCATGTAGGGCGGGGACAGGTAGTTGCCGGTCGGCCACTCGGTCTCGTCCAGGCCGAGCGTTGCGCAGGCGTCCTCGAGGATGATCTGCCGGATGCCGCGCCCCGACCCATACTCGGCGTCACACCACTCCAGAATTTTCCCCAGGAGAATCGTGTTCGAGTTGGAGTAGGACGAAGACTCGCCCGGCTCATACATCGGCTCATAGCTGCGGATGTAGGGCATGGGGTCGAACGTCGAGGTGGGGTTGAGGAAATACGACTGCTGCACCGCCGCGTCCTCACCCAGGTAATCCTTGATCCCCGACTGCATCATCAATAGGTGCCGGATGGTGATCTTGTCGCCGTTGGCCACCCCCGACACGAACTGATCGAGGGTGTCATCGAACGAGATGTGGCCCGCGTCGATCTGCGCCAGCACCAGGGTGTTGCAGTACATCTTGGAGATGGAGCCGTAGCGGGTCCGGTGCGCCAAGGTCAGGGTCTGGCCCGAGGTGCGGTCGCCGCCGTATGCCTTGTAGTAGCTGCCATTGGGCGTGACGATGCCGACCAGCGCGCCATCAGTCTTGGTGTTGGGCTTCAGCTTGGACGCCACCAGCGCGTCGATGGCCGCCGTGATGTCGGCCGGCAGCGGATCGTCAGGGCTGGGCACTGTCGTCGTGGCGGTCGTCCCCAGGTCGGCCAGTGTCACCGGTTCGGATTCGTTGCCCGCCTTGTCGATGGCGGTGACGGTGATCCGGCTGGAGTAGTCGGTCGCCTGCGACAGGCCCGCCAGGGGGACCGTCCCGCCGTTGGGGATGGGATCGTTGTTGATCTTCACCCCGTCGAGGAAGACGTTGTAGCCGCGCAGTCCGCTAGGCATCGACCGCTCCCGAGATTGTCAGGGTGATGCTGCTGGTGTTGCTGGACACGACCTCGACCTCCATGCCGCTGATGTCCGGTGGGGTGTCGTCCGGCTCGCTGATGATCTCACCGACCACCTCTTGCCGGAACTGGATCCAGGCGCGGCCCTTGCCGCCGTTGCCGCCTTGGGTGTACAGGCCGAGCCAGTGCCCACCGTTGGCCGCGCCGCCCGGTGTTGTGCCGTTTCCGCCGAGGGTGGTCTGGTCCGCGCCACCGACAGCCTTGAGTCCGTTGTACTCGTGGCTGCCGGGGCCGCGACCAACGGGCGGGCCGAACACGGCGAGGCGTTGCCCGACGCCGTTCGCACCGTTGTTGCCGGTCACCGAGAATCCAGGGATAGAAACGGCGGTGCCGTCGTAGGTGAGGATCGTCGTGCCGGTGAAATGTTCACCGCGCACCCAGGTGACCTCGTTGTACGAGCCGGGCGACCCAGCATTTCCGTAGAACCCGGCGAACCCGTCGGCCGCGTTGCCACCCTTGCCGAGCACGATGACATCCACCCTGTCACACCAGTTCGGGATGGGCAGGGAGGTGGCCGAGTTGAGCTGAAGCTGCTCGGGGTCGCGGTACGCGCCGCCGTCGCCGATGTCCACCGCGATACCCACCCACGGCACCTCGTTGGACCAGTCGATGTCGTCCTTGGTGAGCTCTTCTGGCAGCGCGTCGGGATCTCCGGTGATGGTGTGGGTGGCACCGCGGGCACCGACCGGCGCGGCAGCCGAGTTGTCGAACGGCAGGTTTTCGCTGCGACCGCGGATGGTGTGCGAACCGCCGACCGAGACGAACACGTAGGCCAGCAGGTCGCCCGCCTCAGCGGCGATCGGCTCATCGACAGGGCAGCGGTTGTATGCGCCAGGTGAGCTGGTCCCCTCCAGGACACCCACCACGTTGGGCGACTGCCACAGCTGCTCAGCTTTGCCGCCCGGCTGGTTGAGGTTGCCGATGCGGTAGACGTACACGTAGAACTCGGTGATGCCCGCGATGCCCCAGCCGATCCACGAGATAGCGCCGATCGGCATGGACTCTTCGATGATGTCGAAGGCGATCCGCGCGGTGCCCGGCGCGATGGTGAAGGAGTCGTTGATCTCGGACAGGTTGAAGTTGGACCGCTCTGAGCGGATCAGCCCAGCGTTGAGCGATTTGTTGTCCCGCTTGCCGAGCAACGCGAACGCCGCCTTGCCGAGCCACGACTGGGAGGAGATTTTCTCGATCAGCTCGCGCAGATCGGCCAGGCCCGCGCCTTCACCGTCCTCGCCGACGATGCCGGAGACGAGCTGGTCTACCAGCTTCTCGATGGCCTCGCCGATGGTGCCGGGACCAAGGACGCCGACGATGTTCTCAGGTCGAATGTTGCTGAGCGCAAACAGGAACTCTTCGAGCTTGTTGCCCAGCGAGTTGGCCCCGGTGAACGCCTGCACCACAGAATCAATGAGCGCCTGAATGCGGCCCAGCAGGTCTTGCAGCTGCTCGGGCAGGTTGGCGATCCAGTCGAGGATCAGCTTGTTGCGGCCGACCACATCATCGAAGTGGAATGTGCCCGCGGTCGCGCCCTGCGTCACCACCAGGCGCGGGCGAATCTCGTCCACGCCTTCGGGCACCGTGTAGGTGCCGGCCAGCTCCGACCACCCGCCTGCTGAGGTGGGCGGGCCGAGCGACACGACGACCGTCTCGCCGACGCGGCTGGCTGACGCTCCGACGCCGCTGTACTCGGCCACCTGAAGCTGGATGGGTGCGGCGGTGCCCACGTAGTCAGCCCATTTGACGAACACCGACAGGTCGACCTGCTGATCTTCCACCACGGCAGCCGGGATGCCCAGCAGCGCCTTCATCGTGCCGTCGGCGACAACCTTCACCGAGCCGGTCGACCCGGCGGTGCGAGTCACACTGGAGTCGAACGTCCACCCGCCGCCGCCCGCGACCGAATCGCTGGGGAACGCGCCGAGCGGCCACAGATTTTCGTTGAGCTTCGCCGGGTTGAGCGGCGAGTTCGGCCCAAGCAGAAGGTTCAGGGGCTGGATGAACGCGGCCACCACAGCGCGCCACACCTCGCCAGGGCTGGGCGGGTTCTCCCAGTCGATGCCGCCAAAGAACGCCGACAGCGCGTTGAGCGCGTTGCCGACGAACGGCAGGTCGATGCCCTTGCCGTCGGACAGCGACTCCAGAAACGCGTCCCACGATGACAGGTTGATGCCAGTCAGTTCGTAGATCTTCGCGATGATCTCGGCGCCGAGGCCCTGCGCCCACTGCTCCAACTGCTCGGCCGCCGACCCGAACGGCCCCGGCACGAACAGCCCGCGGATGGCCTGCACGACGGCAGACAGAATGCTCTCCAACAGCTGCCCGCGCAGCTGCTGCATCATCTCCTCAGAGATGCCCTCCCACTGGTTATTGGGAGGCAGCTTCCTGACCTGACGGGGTACCTTGCGCACCCAGTCAGGGATTTCACCTTCGGGTTCGGTCATGGAATCGGCTGGACCCGCACGCTGAAGTAGGTGGCGGAAGCGGTGGTGGTGAACGTGTCAGAGCCGGACTGGCGCTCCACACGCAGGTAGATGACGGCCTCCTGGCCCGCTGGCACCTTGTTGTAGTCGGCAGCCGAGCCGGGCGGTGGACCGGCCGCCAGGTTGGTGGCGAAGCCCTCGGTGTTCTGCCCGACGTGCCCGCGGCCGCGGCCGACGATGTTGCCGGACGCCGCGTTGTCGAGCCGCGCGATCAGATCAGCCTGCACGTTGGGGCCGGTGCCGGTGATGACGCACCAGCCCTGCGGCTCGGGCCGCCAGTCGAAGGGCTGCGCAGGGATGGGCACAGGGCACAGCGTGTATGCGGTGTTGCCGGAGGGAGTGTTGTTGATGGTGGCAGGCCAGTACATGTCGCCGACCTTCGGTGACACCAGCTCAAACCCGTCGGCAGTGGCGTTGACGGCGATGAGCTTGCCCGCGGCGAGCGCACCCGCCAGGTCCTCGGCGTCGGCCAGGTTGATCGGACCCGCGTCGCCGGGCGCGCCGGTGTGCAGGCCCAGGCTGAGCCGATACACGTTCTCGCTGGTCTCGGTCCACGACGCGAAGTCAGGCGTCGGATCATTCCAGGCGAGCGGGGTGAAGTCGATGACCGAATCGAGCTCAGGGGTTTCGCCGTTCTCGCCGCGCACCAGGGCGGGGAAGTTGCCCAGGCCGCCGTCGGGCGCGGCGACCGCGATGAACATGTTGGACGAGGGGTCCCAGTCGAGCGGGACGCGGAACTGTGCCACCTCGATGACGAGGTACTGCTTGCCGTCGATGACCGTCACAGTCCAGTTGGTCACTGCCACAACGTTCGCCTCCCTTGGGTGTTCGGAAACCGAACACCCCTAGCTTTGCGGTGTCAGGAGTGCCACGTTGATGGACTCCAGGATTCCGGTCATGAACCGCTGGTGCTTCGCCAACGGGGACTCTTCAGCTTTCCCGTCACCTATCTGCACGAGAATATCGCGGTGCGTAGCGTCGAGTCGAAACTTGATCTCTTCGATGTAGTCGGTGAAGATTCGCGTCCTCTCCATGTAAAGAAGAGAGATCAGCCCGCCCTTGAAGACATCCTTGCCGAGGGTGTACACCTCGCCGTTGCGGAACGTCACGATCGCCGACACCCAGCCGCGCGAATCCCACATGGCGTTGATGAAGCCGAACACCGTCTCGATGTTGTACGGGGCGCTGGCCGTCGCGTGGAACACCTCGATGCCAGGGTGATACGGGCCGACCTCGTTGCGCCGCGCGTAGTTCTGCACCAGCTGGAACGCCAGCAGGGTGTTGTTCATGAACCCCTCCAGCAGATTGCTGGGGATTCCAGTGAAACCGATCAGGATCGAGAGCGCGTCGATCATCCAGGAGAATGTCGCGTTCATCAGGTCGTTGAGCCACTTCGGGCTGCGACCGCCGATGATGTGCTGCCAGCCTTTCGGCGTGTGGAAGCTGATCCGGCAGGTGACGACGTTGCCCTTCTCCCCCGGCTCGGGCGCGATCAGCAGTGCCCACGGCCCCACGTAGTCGACGCCCAGCTGCTCGGAGATGTACACCCCGTCGCGACCTGGCACCTTCTGAATGATCGGCAGCAGGTCACCGAAGAACGACCCGGCCACATCGACCACCTGACGCACCGCCGAGTCGATCACCGTGCCGGTCGGGCCGGTGATCCGCGAGCGGTCCTTGACGGTCACCACGTACGTCGGCTGGGTGAGCCGCATCGACGCGAAGTTCTTGGTCCAGTAGTCCGGCTGCTCGTCGCCCGGCAGCCACAGGTCCACGCTCACCGTCACCCCGTAGGCGCGGGTGATGTCGTCGATGACAGCGCCGCACGTCTCCATCCGCACCGTGCGCGCGACCAGCGGACTCGTATCGAGCAGCGGGTTGGTGCGCACCACGTAGATGGGCGTCTTCAGCATGTCGAAGATGTTGCCGTTCGACTGAAGCAGCGTGCCAATCCAGGCGCGCATGTCAGGGTTGAGCGACACCACGTTGTTGACGAACTCCCAGATGCCCGACTGGAGCCGCAGCGAGTTCTCCATGATCATCGCTTCGATGCAGGTGCACAGCCCGCCGATGTAGATGGCGTGGGAGAACGGCTGCGCGGCCAGCGGCAGCCACCACGTCGGCCAGATGACGATGTAGTTGAGGATGTCGTAGATGCCGAGCAGCTGCGCGGTGCCCACCCACGCGCCGTCCTCGAACTCGTAGTCGAACGAGTCGACATAGAACGGCATACGGATGCCGCCGGTCTCTACCATCAGGCCGACGAACGTGCTCTTGCAGCTCATCAGCATGTCGGTGAACTCGCAGTTGCCCTTCACCTTCAGCGTGGAGGTCGGCAACCCGTTGCGCGGGTCCGACCCTTCCAGCGAAATCACGTCCTCGCCGAACTCGCCGGCGCGCCGCCAGAGCTTGTCGTGAATCGAAACGACCCACTCCTGACTGATGACCGACTCTTCCTCGGCCAGGCGCTCGGCAGCGTCGGCCGCGGTCATCGGATCGCCGTACAGGATCTCCTGCCGCGCACGCTCCAGCCGAGCCTGGCGCTCCGGCTCCGGCTCCCAATCCGAGTACGAGATCGTCACATCGGCCACCTACGCAACGGGGTGCCCGCGGCCACAACACGCGTGTCCGCGTCACCGTTCTCCACCTTGACCAGAACGCTGTACGGCTTGACGGGTCCGGCCGCAGGCTTCGGCGGGATCGGCTTGGCGAACCGGCCTTCGAGCAGGCTGTACAGGTTGCCCTGCGGCGGCTTGATCCCGAACTTCGACAGGATCGTCTCTTCCAGCGGCGACGCGTTGTTGCCCGACGCGAACGAGATGAAGTCCTTCAACGCCTCCTGCCACCACTTCAGCTGCTGAGGCGACGGTGCCACGGAGGTCAGGTCGACCACACCGCGCTTGCGGGGATCGCTGCGCAGCTGCACCACCTGCCCGCGCTCCAGGGGACCGAACTTCACCATGTCAGTGGAGCCGGGTCCAGCCGCGATGTAAAACGTGCCAGGCCCATACAGGGTGTAGCGGTCCCACATTGGCTGGTCGCCCACGTTGACGCGGCGCAGCATCCCCGACTGCGTTTGCGTGGCGTTGTCGCCGCCCCAGAAGCGGCGCACCGTGGCGGGCGGCAGCTCCACGAAAGCGCCGGTGCCCGACTCCATGCCGAACCCCATGCCCCGGTAGTCCTCACCGAGCAGCGAGCCGGTGCCGTTCTCCTTGACGGTGAACACCTCGGACAGGCCCTGGGAGCCGCGCAGCACCCTGAAGGTGCGGTCGCTGTCGCCGACACCCGCGACGACGCACCACGTCTCGCCGGGCAGCGGCGGGATGATCGGCACCTTACGCAGCACCGTCTTGCTGCCGTCGACGAAGTAGGCCAGCTCCGCGCTGAACGCCTTGAGCCGCAGCCGGATGCCGTTCTCGCCGGGGGTGCCGTCGTCCATCCGAACCCAGATGTCCACCGCGGCCTCGTCCCACGGCGACCACGCCGGAATGGACCCGATCCGAATGTAGGCGATCTGCCGGTTGGTGGTGGTGGCGAACCCGTCGCGCTGGGCCACCACTGTGCGGCCTTCGCCGGTGGTGCCCAGGTCCCAAGTGGCGGCCCAGTCGCCTTCGCCGAAGATGTCGGCGAGCAGGCCGGTGCGCTGCGGCGCGGCGATCATCTCGCCGTTTCCGTCACCTGAATATTCGAGTATCCAGTTGTCGAGGTCGGTGAAGTCGTCCTCCACGTCGACGTAGGTGAACCGGAATTCGTCAACGTTGTCGTAGCTGCGCCAGAACGCATCGTGCGACTTGAACGGCCAGGTGAATGTCTGCCTGGTGAAGTTGCCGCCGAGCAGCTTGTCGACCGGGTTGCGCGTCCACCGCACCGGCGCCCACCACCGGCCGGTGCCACCGGTGTCGAAGAACGACAGCTCGCCAGGCTTCTTCGCGTCCCACGCCGCGATCCAGTCGCGCACCAACTGGGCGGTGCGCTCCGGTGTTTTGCCGTGCACCTCGACGGTCATGTCGCAGTCGAGCGGATCGTAGAGCGCGTCCACGAACGTCACGCCGTCCTGCGTTGCGCCCTTCTGCTCGATCTGCTGCCACGGCGGGATCAGGCCGGACAGGCTCTTGAGCTGCACACTCTCGGGTGAGTTCACCTTGTCGGGCACCGCCATGCCGCCCATCAGGTGGAACACCATCGTGTCGTCGTATGACCGGTAGGTCATGTTCGGCTTCTTGTTGCGCAGGAAGAAGTACGCGCCGTGTGGGGTGATGGGGTTCGACGGGTACCGCTTCACGATGTTGCCGACCATCAGCACACTCCTGCCTGTTCGGTTTCCGAACACCCCATCATCGCTGCCCCGGGATTGCATAGCGGCCAAAGTCCTGGCTGGCCCCGCGGTTGTCCAGCGTGTTGTAGTTCTCGATGTAGACGCCGGTGTTGTTGGTCGGCCCAGGGGGCGGGCCGGTGCCGGTGTGCTGCGTGCGGTTCGGGTCCATGTTCTGCGCCGCGATCTGCTCCGGCGTGGCCGGGCCGACGCCGGGCAGGTTCGCGCCCTGGCCGAGCTTGCCGCCGTTGCCTGCCAGGTTGGGGATCGCCGGGGCCGCGCCGATGATTCCACCAGCAATGCGGGTGATCCAATTCTCCTGCGCCAGCTTCGAGCCGCCGGCCGGGAGCACCGTGTCGATGATGCCCTGCGCGGTGATGCCGGCCACCTCTGCGCCGTACTCGATGGCGCGCTGGATTTCCTGGATGCCGATCTGCAGGGCCGCTGCCGTCGCCGCGCCGCCAGGACCGCCCGCGCCACCGGCGGCCGACGCGGCCGCGTTCAGCGCCGAGCCGAGGATGCCGCCGCCGACCTTGAAGCCCGAGCCGTAGCCCGCGTACGGCTCCACCTCGGAGCCGATGGTGGTGCCCTGCGTCGGCACGCCCAGCGGTGTCGGTGCGCCGCCCGGTGTGAGCTGCGGAGACGCCGGGGTGCCGGGAGGTGCCGCGTTGCCCAGGCCGTGAACCGTGGTGTTGGGGTCCACGCTCGTCGCCTTGGGGTCCACCGGTGGAACCAGCGGCTCCGGCTTGCCGGTGTTGTTGACGACGATCGACGGGCCGGGTGGCAGCACGCCGCCGTCATCGAACACGCCCGGCTGAGGGCCGTACGCGTACGCCTGCGGAACCTGGTAGTACGGCGACCCGTACGGCACCTGCTGCTGCTGCTGAGGACCGTAGCCCTGCGGCAGAGGGATCGACGCCGACTGCCGGGTGTGCACGTGGATGTTGCTGGGGTCGTTGCCGCCGTGCACGTCGTAGGTGCTCTGCGGGTAATACCCCGGGTTGATCTGCCCGCCCCCGATGCCGGTCTTACGTCCGGTGTTGGGGTTCTGCCAGATGACCTGTTCGAGCGCCTGCGGGATCCGTTCGAGGTACTCGGCAAACTTCTGCAGATTCTCGGTCGGACCCGTCCAGTCGATACCCCGGTTCTCGCGGTTCGGGTTGGGCGCATACCCCGGCTCGTTGCGGTCAGACTCCTGATGACCTTTGTAGGTGCTGGCCTTGATGCCGAAGATGTCCTCGATCGCATGCACCCACGGCGGGAACACCTTGCCGCTGCTGCCGTAACCGCCGGTGTCGGTACCGGGCGGCAAACCGTAGGGCACGCGGTCACCGAAGTTGCCGGGGCCAGGGCCGTACGAGCCAGACAGACCATAGTTCGACCCGTACTGCTGCCACATCGCCTGCTGGCTGGCGTACCCCCCGCCGAAGAACGCGGTGGCATCCTCGTCCTGCTCGTAGTAGCCCATCTGCGCGGCCGCGATGCCAACCAGGCCCGAGCCGACGCCCTTGCCGCCGGGGAACCCAAGGCCCGCCTGATAGCCCTTCATCGCGCCGAGCACCGGCGCGGCGGCGAGCGTCGCGACGAACTTGGTGATGTTCTCGGCGATGCCTGCGAGGCCCTTGCTGATGCCGAAGTCGGCGTCGAGCGCCGCACCCATGTCGCCGAGCGCTTCGCGTAGGTCGTCGGCGAACGTCTTGGTCTGCTTGTCGAACGCCTCGAACTCGCCGCGTTCGGCCTCCTTCAGGCTGCGCATCGACTCCATCCAGGACCGCTCAGCCTGGATGACGTCGTACGCCGCCCGATTAATGTCGTCCTGCGTTGCAGTGCCCTCGGCCGCGAGCTTCAGGTAGTTCTTGCGCGACTCCTCGGCGCGAACCTTGGCGTCCTCGACCTGCCACTGGGCCTGCTGAACCTTCCACGGGTCAACGTTCCACGCGCCCGGCTTGCCGAAGCCGGAATCACCCGGCTTGAGCATCCGCGGAATGTCGAACACGCCATGCGGAACGTCCCACTCTGCGCCGCCGAACGCGCCGATGGGAATCTTGTCCAGCTCGAAGGTGCCGGGCGTGGACTGCCAGGCAGCCGGGTCCATCGGCATGTCGGGGACGGCGAAAGGGTCGTCGTCGTTCGTCGGATACCAGTCATTGTAGAAGTTGTGACTGGTGATACTGATGTCAGAGCTGGGATTGCCGAGCAGCCCACCGAGATCCTGAGGTGCGCCCGCATTGGGAGGCAGGCCAGCGCCTTGAACAGGGAGGCCCGGGTTGACGCGATGAGGAACGAGGGGGTCGCGCGTTGGAGGGCTAGGGAAGTTGCGCTGGTAGTCCGCTGGCGACGGCTCGGTGATGCTCTGCCCGAAGTCGCTATTCACGACAGCGCCAATGGCCTTGTTCAGCCCCCAGACCGCGGCAGCGCCCGCGGCCAAGGCTGCGACGAACGCGTTGAGCGGACCAACAGCGGCAAGCAGACCAGCCCCGCCCGCGCCGGCAGCGGCGGCACCTCCGGCGGCCGAGAGGCCAGCGCCGCCGATGCCCATCGCCCCAGCCCTGATCGCCATCGCGGAAGCGAAGTCCTTCGCCGCGCCGGTCAAATCCCTGAGCCGCTTCACGCCGTGCACAAACAGCCACGCCTCGGCAACCCTGGCCAGAACCGTGGAAATGTCGCCCATCTCCATACCGAAGCTCTTGGCCACATCGGAGAGAATTCGAAACGCCCCAGCGATGTCCTCAAACAGCTTCTTGATGGTGCCGAGCACGACCCCGATGAGGTCGGTCATCTCCTGCATGGTCTCGCGGAAACGGTCGATGTCCTGCTGAGACTTCAGACCGAACACCTGATAGAGCATCTTGCCGAAGTTGAGCAACGCCTCGCCGACCGCCTTGATGGCCTCCCAGCCCTGCTCCATGAACGTCTTCAGCGAACCGGAATTCTGGGTGTCCTTGAGGAATTCGGCAAACGTGCCGGAGACCTTCGCAAGATCGCGGGCCACCTTGGGCAGCAGTGAACCACCCTCCTCGGTGAGAGTGAGGAACGCCTGCGCGACGGCGGTGACCGCGGGCTCCATCTCACGGAACATGGTGGCGATGTTGTCCGAGATTGACTCGATAGAGCGCATCCCCTCGGGGGACACCAGCAGCTGGCCGACGCCCTTCATCGACTGATTCATCGACTTGGCAATGCTGGTTGTCAACCGGCTGACCGTCGGGCCCAGCTTCTCGAATATCTCCAGGCCCAGCTGCGGAGCCCCCTCGAAGAACGCATCCTGCGCGGACTTCTGGATCTCCTCAAGCTCTGGCAGCACGCTCTGCAACGCCAGCGCGGCCTGCTGCGCATTCGGTGAGAGCTTGTTGATCTCCTCGGCGAACTTCTCCAGGTCGCCGTCGACCAGCGCGCCGATGGTGTCACTGAACCCGCGGGTCGCCATCGTGATGGTGCCGAACGCCGCCCCGCCGGCCGTCAGCACAGCAGGCAGAAGGGCGATGGACTGTGACGCGGCGACTACACCGTTGGCCAGCTGAGTGAACAGGGTGCCCAGGGGGAGAACCAGCGTTGGGGTCACCGTACCGAGCGGAGTGAGCGCGCCAAGGTTGCGGGCCACGCTGCGGATAGGGTCGAGGTCCTGATGCCGCTTGCCGGTCAGCGCCTTGCGTCGCTGCAGCTCAGCTTCCTTTTCGCTGTGTCGACGCAGCGCCTCCCTGGCGTAGTCGACATCGCGGCCCTGCCTGGCGTAGGCGTCGCGAACACGCTCGGCCTGCTGGCGCAGCTGATCCTGAGAGACCGAGGAGTCGCGCGCCATCCGGTTGAACTTCTGGTGCTCGCGGAACGCCTTATCGGTGGCCTCCGAGATGCCGTCGAACGACCGAGTGAGGGCGGCGTTGTCACGAATGAGGTCCTGATTAGCGTCGCGCAGGCTCTCGATCTGCTTGCGATTGTCGAGCGCGGCGCTGGACAGCTTGCGCAGCGAATCAGTGTTGGCCTTGACCGTCACGTCGTGCTTCTCGCGGCCCTCGACCACATCGCTGATGCTCTGCTTGGTGTCGCGGAGAACCCGCTGCTCTGTGATGTACGCCTGGCGCGCGCGTTCGGCTTGGTCGCGGAGTTGCTTGTGGGTAGCAACCCCCTCCTTGACCATCTCGTTGTACTTGTCGCGCTCGATGGTGGTCTTCTTGGTGGCGTCAGTCACTCGCTCCAGCTGCTTGACCAGAGCGCGGTTGTCCTTGATCTCGCCCTGGTGCGTGGAGCGCAGGTCTTCCAGCTCGCGCCGCTGCCGGTTGACGGTGCGGGTGAGCTGGGCGAATTCCTTCTTGGTCTCCTTGACCAGCTTGGTGACCTTGCGCTGATTCTTGCCGTGCTCGGTGGTCTCCTTGCGCAGCTCCTCGGTGTTGCGCGTTAGGTCGTTGGTCGCCTTGGACAGCTGCTGTGCGGCGAACGCCTGCTGCAGCTTGGCGTCGGCGACCTCGGCCTCAGCCTTGGCCCGCGCTTTCGCCTTCTTATCCTGCTGCTCCTCGGTCCTCTCGGCCCAGCGGTTGACGTTGCGGAGCTTGTTCTTGGCCTCGGTCAGCCGCTCAGTCGCCAGGATGTAGGCATCGGTGGCGTTGACGGCACGGTCGAGCGACGCAGCATTCTGGTCGTTGAGCTTGACCAGCTTCGACGTGGGGCCGAGGGCGACCCTCCGCGCGGACTGGTCGAGGCGCTTGTTGACGTCACGCTCCAGCGATTCGACGTACCGCTTAAGCTCCTCGCCCTCCTTGATGAGCTGGTTCTTACGGAGGTGCGCGTAGATGTCAATGTGGATCGCCATCAGCCCACGTCCTCCGCGTCGTCATAGAACTCGTCGTCAGTGGTGTTCGGTTTCCGAACACCCCCCGGCCGGGCGGCAAACGAATAGAAGCTCTCGCGAACCTCGGCTTGCGCCTCAGCCTTCTCGGCAAATTCTCGCAGCTTCAGCGGCGAGTAGAACATCTTGGACCCGTACTCGTCGCCCTGGACGCCGTTGACGTAGGCGGCGCGCAGCACCGCGAGCTCGTTGGCGATCTGGACCTGGACCTTCTGGGACTCGCTCCACTCCCCGCCGCGAGCGGCCGTCTTGAAGGCACCTTCCTCGGGCATGAATTCCAGGAGCTCAAGCAGCTCGTAGGAAGACATGGACCCATCGTGCCATTCTTTTATGCGGCGATGGTGGTACTGCGATAGGTCACTAGCTATCTGTCGCGGGTACTGCCTCCAGAGCCAGTGCGCCTCCATCACTTTTCGAGTCGGTGGCCTGTCGCTTCTGAAGCTCTGCAGCCTGGCTGCCCCAGATGCGCCACACGTCGGCCGCCGACTTGCCGCCGGCGCGCAGCTTCGCATAGTTCTCCTCGCCCAGCGCGATCCTGGCGACGCGCACCGAGTGCGGCGGCGAGACGAGCACACCGTCCTTGCGGAACGGGCGCTTCAGGTCGCCCTTCTGGGTGGAGGCGGGCAGCACCACGCCGGTCTCGTGACCGTCGGAGCTTCGGAGCCGCTGCTCGGGGATGAAGATGTCCTCTTCTCGGTCGTAGGACTCCATCTCGAATTGCAGCTGCTCGTACTCGGCCATCGCCTCGTCGCTGAGCATCCCGAGGTCGGGGTGCGGGGGCACCATGATGACCTCGCCGTTATTCAGGGTGAGGGGGGTGTCGGCGAACACGGAGTCGTAGTTGTTCGCCTGCTCGCGTGCCTGGAGTCCGGCGTCGGGGGCGGTGTGAGGAAGGTTGCGCACGTTATCAGACATGAAGATTGGTCTACCAGATAACGGCCTGAATGTTCAAACATGCAATTTTACAGGCCATCAATGACGTCTTATGGTGATGAACATGGTTGGAATCAAGTCTGAGCCAGGGCCGACAGCGGTCGCCGTCGCTGCCGCGGTGAAGTGGCACCGCGAACGGATCGGCTGGGGATACGCCCGACTGTCCCGCGAGCTCACCAAGGTCGGCCGCGACATCCCCCCACTCGGACTGGGACGCATCGAGTCGGGCACCCGCCGAGTCGACGTCGACGACCTCACCGCGCTGGCCTTCGTGTTCGAGGTGTCGCCCATCTCGCTGCTCATGCCGCAGGTGTCTGACGGACGAGAGCCCGCGGCGCTGACCGGCCCACCGCCGCTGCCCGGCGAGCACGTGTGGCTGTGGCTGAACGGCTCCTATCCGCTGACCGGCTCGGTGCTGTCCTTCTACAACCACGCACTCCCACCGTGGGAGCGCGACAGCCTGGAGGAAACCCTCGGCGCCGTACGCAAGAAGGAGGCCCAGCCATGACCATGCCAACCAACCGCGACCTGCCGCCGGCCAGGACCAACATCCAGAACCTGAACACGGCCGGCTCCGACAAGCGCACCACCGCGCTGCAGTCCGCGATCACCGTGCTGCGCAACAAACCGCAGGTGAAGGCCGACGAGATTATCTCGATGGCCGAGACGTTCCACGAGTTCCTGAAGAGGCCGTGATGCACATCGGGCGCAGCTGGGCAGGCCACGCCATCGAAGACGACTGCCCGTGCCCGAAGGCCCCGTGCGGCCTGGTCATCGCCAACCAGGCCATCTGCGAGGAGCACACGCTGGAGGGCGGCAAGACGATGCGCCAAGGCCACCCCGACTATTCATGCCCTGGAGAGCCATGATCGAGAAGACCCTGTGGACCTTGGGCGGCACCGCTGCAGTCCTCGTCACCTGCGCGCTGGTGTGGATCAGGTCGCTGAACCGACCCGGCTGAGGGTGTTCGGAAACCGAACACCCCACGAGAAAGCCCCGGCTGCCTCTCCAGCAGACCGGGGCTTTCCTGTAGGGCCAGTCACTGCCCAGATTGAGCCTAGCTGTCGCCCTTGATGTCGGTCCAGGACTCGCCGCTGACCCACTCGTGGTAGTACAGGGGGATCAGCTCGTCGGAGTCTGGGTTGTTGGGATCCTTGCCGACGAAGTACGGGTCGGGCAGGACCATGTAACCCAGCGAACCCGCGTCAGGGTCGGTCTTCGAGCGCCGGAACGCACCGATGTCGTTCAGCTTGCACAGCGAGTAACCCTCGGCCGTGTAGAGGAACTTGCCCCGCTTGCGCCGGGCGAACATCAGAATGATCTGGTACTCGGGACCTTCGTTGTCGACGGGCTTGCCGATGCCGAAGTTCTCGGTGCCGGGGTCCTCGACGATCGAGTTGCCGTCGGAGTCCGACAGGGCCAGGTTCATCCGAAGCCGCTTCATCAGGGGCTTCACCGTCTCGACGCCGGTGAAGTTGATGGACAAGCTCTCGGAGGTCAGGTCCGAGTCGAACGGCATGTTCGACTGCAGGATCATCTGGTTGTCGTTCGAGATGTCCGGCGCCCTCTCGGGTCCGCCATCCTCGGTCAGGGCACCGATGAGGTGGAAGCCCTCGTTCGGCTCAGGGTTGGTAACCCAGTCACCGTCCACCAGGATGTGCGCGAACAGGTCGTCGCGCGGATTGCCGTCCTCGGCGAACGGCGACCAGTTGCGGGTCGGGGGGTTGCCCGATGCCCACGGACTGATGTTGGTGTCGGGACCGCGGTTGTCGCGGATCAGGATTGCCGCCAACCCGCCGCGGTTGTTGAAGCGGGAGTCGACGTCGCCGAACCCGCCTGCCCGCCACGAGGTGCCCGTCGATGGAATGGCCATAGTGGACGTCCTTTCCTCTCGCTAAATACTAAGCTATCTGCTCGTAAGTCTGCCCGAACTGGTAGCGCGCCATGTACCGGATGACCTTGTCGTTTGCGTACTCCAGGCGACGCGGCGACTCGAACACCTTCATCCAATCGAGGGTGCCGTCCATCTCTAGATATCTTCCTAGAAGCAACATTCGGCGATGGACTCTATCTTTGACATCACGCGCTGCATCTTCGCCGTTCACCTTGTCGCACAAGATGTCGACCTGAACCACCGGATCGGCGGTAGATTCGTCCAGATTTTCCTTGGACGTCACCTGCTGAATAAGCAGAAACGGCAGCGGATCGCCGGGACGGCGCGTGTTCGCTGCGCGATACACCTCGCCCAGCCACTTCACCACAAACGTCTCAGCGTCGGCCGGCCCCTCGTTCAGAATCTCCGGCTCGGGGATCTCAGGCTCTTCGTCGTCCAGCGGCTCAGTCATCGTCCATCGTTCCGCCGAAGTGGGCCGCCACACGGGCGGCGTACGCGAACGTCGGGGTGGGCGTCTTCCAACTCCAGTGGTGCTCGCCGTCCAGGCCGATCCAGTTGCCCTTGCTCTCGGGGCCGTAGTCGTTGCCGGTGCCGTACTCCAGCAGGCCGGCGACAGTATCGAAGGTCCCCACCCAGTGGTGCCAAATCCATCGACCGCGGGGGCCGCGGCCCTTGGTGGCGATACGCTGAATCGAATCCTTGTAGTGACCCGTCGCGTAGGGGTGACCAGGGTCGCCCGCGTCGGGCGCGATGTCCTGCCAGTACTCCTTGACCCGCTCGGCGAACGCCAGCGTCTGGAGCTTTACCTCGGGGTCATTCTCGATCTTCACTTCCAGCTCGTTGAACAGCACCTGTCGGCTCACCGGCATCGGAGGTCACCTCCTCCACCGACTCGGGCTCCTCGGCCTCAGACTCCAGGACCTCAGGCTCATCGACCTTGGGCCTCTTGGCCTGAGCTTTCCTCGGGGTGTTCGGTTTCCGAACACCCACCGGCTCGATCAGGCCATCCAGCTTCGCCGCGGCCTTGGCGTCGAGGGTGACGATCTGACCGGCATGCTTGAACTTGAGGCCGCCGCCGATGGGGACGTAGCACTGAGCCAGCAGTCGGTACTTGTGCACAGCACTCTCCCTCATCCGATGTGCCTCTTGGAGATGATCGTAGCTTTGAACGGACCAGCGAAGTCGTCGAAGACTTGCACACCGCCGATGATCGAATACTCCACGCCATCGACACGGATCGTGTCGTCGGGCTGGACGGCCCTAATCTGATCGAGCAGCGTCGGGCTGTACTCACCGACCGGCAGCGTCGTTTTCCAGATTTGGGTGGCCACGTCAAACTGAAGCTCGGCGGTCTCCCGAAACGTCAGCGGCCGATGCCGGCAGCCGGGCGCCGACACCTCGGTCTCCACCTGCGGATAGGTGCCCAGCTCGCCAGGGGTTGCCCCGTCCGTGTGAACCACGAACGTGACGGTGGACGCTCCGAATGACATGGCTACCTCGGGAACAGAGTGAAGTGTTCCAACAGCTTCTCGGCGGTAGCCTCGTCCACGCCGACCGCGGCGACAACCTCCTCGACAGTGGCCCCGCGGAACGCCGAGAAGTCCGGCTTCACCTCGACTGTGATCGCCATGCCAACCCCTCCGTCAAAGGAACTCCACGCACGGCAGCGTGAAGTTGTCGAACACTCTGGTCACCGAGAACAGCGCCTGCTGCGCGGAGTCCGCGTACGGGTCGCCCCAGCGGTAGGTCACATCGTCGACCTTCTTCGACAGGAGGTCCAGCTCGCCGCGACCCGACGCGAGGGTCTGGCTCATCTGGTCCACCATCGACAGCACCGCCAGCCGCCAGTCCGCGGCCTCGGCCTCGGTGTAACCGTGGGTCATCTTCACTTCGATGCCCTGATACTCGCCGGTCCACCAGCCGCCGTTGCGCTTGCGCACCGCGATGGGGCGCGACGACGAACCGGGAGGCCCGCCCGCCGACCAGCGCACCTTGGACAGGTCCACCGGGTTACCACGCTCGGACAGCTCCGACAGCGTGACCAGCTTGCGGGTGGGCAGGTTGAGAATCCGGCTGTCCGGCCCGTCGAGAACCATGACGTCATCGGTGACCACGGGTGTCACCTTCCAGCCACAGTATCGACGGGCCGTCAGCAGCGCGGCGTCGAGCATCCTCTTGGTCTCGCCATCACTCGCGGACAGCCGCCCGCGAGTGAACGACTCGACATCGGCCTCGCTCAGCTCAGCCATTCGGCCCCCTTACGAGGTGGACTTGGCCGACGACTTCGTAGCTGCGCGCCTCGGAGCCGGAGGGGTCGCCTCAGACTCGGCCTTGTCCTCAGCCTCCGGCTCAGCCTCGGGCTTCGACTCGGGCTTCGACTCGGGCTCGGGCTTCGCCTTCTTGGCTGCTGCTCGCAGCCGGGCCAACTCCGCGTGGTTGATGGACCCGACTGCGACCAGCTCACCGTTGCGATTGGTGTAGGTCTGCATTACGACCCAACCAGCGGAACGATGGCGTCCTCGTTGACGACGAGCGTCGAGAAGTAGCCAGCGTAGGCGACCTGCAGACCGAACACCGAAGGCTCGACCACCTGCAGGGTGCCGACCCGCTGCTCGAAGCACTCGATCGCGGCGGTCGAGAACAGGTAGGCGTCGCCGCTGCCCAGCGCCGCCGACATGACCACCGGAATACCGGAGATCGAGCCCATGACGCCCTGGCCGAAGCGGCCGGCCTCGAAGCCCGTCGAATGCGAGTTGGTCGGGTTGACCGGCGCAAACAGGGGACCGAAGTCGCCCAGCACGTCCGGTGCGATGGCGATGACCAGACGGCCCATGCCCTTCACCGCGGTGTACACGGCACCCGCAGCCTGCCAGATCGCCGCCGCCACGTTGTCGGCGGTGGCGTTGCCGTAGCCGACAGCGCCGGTGGAGGTGCTGGCGAGAGCCGCGCCCACCAGGGCCTCGGTCTCGATGGCGTACTGCTGGCCGAGACCGTTAACCACCAGGTCCAGCGCCGACGGCGAGGAGAAGTCGATGGCCTGACGCGAGACGTTGACGTAGCCGCCGAGCGTCTGAGCGTTGACGGTCAGACGATCAATGATCATCTTCTGGCTGTCCAGCTCCGACTTCTCGTCGGAGGGTCCACCGGCCACGCCCTGCAGACCGACGGCCGGACGCTGCGACACGATCGGACGGTAGAACGTCGCGTTGTTCAGCGGCAGGGTGCCGAGAGTCGACACCAGCGGACGGGCCGAGTCGATGAAGTCGATGACCGGGCCGACGATGGGATCAGGGATGACACCCTGAAGGTCGCCGGTCTTCTGATGGTCGGCCGCGCGTGCGTAGACCTCCAGGCGGTCAGCGGCGCTGGCGTTGCCCTGCGCGCTGTTCCACATGTCGAGCATGTACTCGCCAGCGGAACGATACTCGACCTCGGTGCCGACGGGGCTGCCGCGCATCGCCGAGATAGCGGCGTCGACGGCCTGGCCCTTGGAGCGGGTCTCGAAGGCGATCCGGTTGACCTCCTGAGCCTGCTCCATCTGGTTCTTGATCTGCTCCATGCGGCCGCGGCACTCCGCGACCATCTGGCCCTCTTCCTCGTTGACGTCGCGGTTGGAGGCGTTGGCGCGGTCATAGATGCCGCGAACCAGGGACTCCTTCTCGCTGAGTTCCTTTTCGAGGCGGCGGATGTACTCGTCGCTGGCGGTGGTGGCGTTGCCCATGTGCCTTACTCCTGCTGAGAAGTTTGATGGTGTTCTTGTCCTCAACAGCCCTCTCGGCTAACGAGACCGTGCGGTCAGCCCTCTCGGCCAGCGAGATCGTCCCTGCGATCTGAGGCTCAAGATTAACAGATCATTCGTGAGGTATTCAGGACGTCAAGAGGTTACTCCCAAATCCATTCGTAACCGGGCTTGACAGTGCGGGTGCATTCCCCGCGATATTCCACGCCGTTGCGCTTGCGCCAAATCCCGGGGAGGAGCTCCACGGCCACCCGAATATCCGTGGTCATGCGGGCCGCCTCTAGGCAGTCCTGCCATGGATAGTCGGTGGCCTCGCGGAGCTGTTTAACGAGGCTGTGCAAAACCGTCCCCTACGTTTTCCATGGCCACGGCACCTCGCCAATGGCGTACTCACAGTCCCCGATCACGCCGCGGCGGGCAGCGGTTCGCCGCCGTCCGGCCCGTCGGGCACATCGACATAGACGTAGGGCACGCCGTCGTCGCCCTCGGTGACCGTCACCGCGACGTCGATGTAGCGACCCTGAAACCAGACCTTCATCCGCGCACCGTCTTCGACGCCCACTGCAGGATGGGGTCGTTCAGGAACTCGTCGAGACGCGGCGTCGGGGACAGCGGGGCCTCCGGTTCCAGCCGGTCCTCGCCGCGCATCGCCAGCACCCGCGCGCCCTCGTAGGCGGGCTGGCCGACGAACGCCAGGTGGTCGAGGAACGCCCGGTTCACCCGGCGGGTCTTGGTGTAGCGGTCCAGGTCCTGATCGAACTTGGGGTTCTTCACCAGGAACCCGATGCTGGCCGACAGTGCATCGTCGCGCGCCAGCTCCAGCGTCTCGTCGCCATAGTCGGTTCGGCTGACCTTGACTTCGCAGATCAGGCCGGCCTCGTGGTACGGGTTCGAGGAGATAACCTTGCCGACGAGCCGCCCACCGTCATGGTTGGGGGCCGGGATTTCCAGCGCAGCGGTCGCGGGGATCTTGCGGTTCTGGCTCTCGATGCCGTTGAAGGCGCTGCGGGTGAACACCTCCGACCACATCTCGGAGCGGTACATGACCTGCGTCGGCTGTTCGTAGGGGACCGCCAGCACCGTGATGATTCGCTGGCCGAAGTCAACGTTGTCGAGTTGGACGGTCTCGGAGCGGGTTTCGACCGAGGGACGAATGCCCTGATCACCAGGCGTGTTGAGCTTGCGGTCGTCAGACATTGCCTCTCCCTTGCGAGAATTGCTTTTCAGGTTACCGCAGGTGGCGGCTTATACCAGGTCACACTGCGTCATATGGCTATCGTTTTGTTGCGCCAAACATCCCGACCGCCGACGCGCCACGCACGGCGTTCGGCGCGCTTGTAGCGGGACACCAGGCTTGGTCCGTCGTCGTGATCGACCAGCGACGGATGGGTGTAGGCCACCCGGTGCCCCTGTCGCCGCGCCCACAGCGAAAGGGTCCGGTCGATGGCCTGATCCTTGGATGGAAGTGCCGTGACCAGGCCAGGGAGCAGGTCGGTGCGCACCGCCAAGGCGACAGCGTGCATGATGGCGGGGCTGGTCAGCCAGTGCGCGTTGAGCTGGTCGGCGCGTGCGATGTGCCCCGACATATACCGGTCGCCGATGTAGCCGCGGCCGAGATACAGCGACACGATGGGCGCCGGTGCCGCCTCCAGCGCGGCGTCGAGCTGATCGCGAAATCCGTCGACCGGAACCGCGTCGTCCTCCAGCACCACGCAGTGCGAGTGGCCCTCCGACAGGGCAGCCAGCGTGCGCCACACCTTCGCGTGATTCTGCGCGCAGCCCAGCTCACCCTGGTCGATGCTCAGGTAGTCGGCCTGCACCTTGGCCGCCAGCATCTCGCCCGCGCCGTCGCGGCGCGCGTCGGCCACGATGCCGATGAGCGTCACCGCGCGGTCAGCTTTCTGATCTGCTCGGCGGTGCGCGCCTGCCTGTACAGCCGCAGCCGTCGGCGGTTGCGCGCGGTCGCCGCGCGGTCCTCGGCGGTCAGGTGCGCGCCGCGGCCACCCGACAGGTGATACAGGTGGTAGGCCGATCCCTCCACCCAGCGGGTTGGCCCGGCCGCCACGTCGAACGCGATCTTCATCGCGTCGTCGTCGTACCAGGCCCCCTCGAACTGCTCGTCGTAGCCGCCGACTGCCTCGTAGGTGTCGCGGGACAGGACGTTGATGGCGCCGATGCTGCCGCGGTGGCCCTTGATGGGGGTGGCCGACAGACCCTCGGGCTCGACTTCGCGGTTGCGGACGCGCACCGAATCCTCGGGACTCAGTGCCATGAACCACGAGAACGGGACCACCATGCCGAGACTGTCGGACGCCATCTCGATGGCCCGGTCGATCTGGGCGTAGCTGACCAGCAGGTCCGACTCGGCGAATATCAGCATGTCAGCGTCGGTGTCTGTGACGCCGCGGTTGTAGGCGGCGCTGCGGTTGAAGTGCGCGTCGCCACTGCGGCCGTCGCCGCTGACAATCACCTCGCCGCTGTACCCCGCCCAATGGTCGGCGACCCTGGCCAGGTTTTCCAGGCGCAGCGGATCAAGGCCGCGGTCCCGAAACGGAATGACGACGGCAACCTTCACAGACCCCCTCCAGGGGTGTTCGGTTTCCGAACATCCAGCAGGTACTTCTGCCCGATCTTGGTGTAGACCTCGCGCCACTCGTCTTCCTGCGCGTCGGTCAGCTTCTGCGGCCCGAAGCCCAGGTGGCCCACGGTGAAGCCCTGCATCACCGCGCGCGGCAGCATGTTGGCCGCGCCTTCGTCGCCGATACGGTGGTGCGGCAGCCACTGCCGGCCCGCGATCCACTCGGGTGCGCGGTTGCCGATGTGCCCGTTGAGTCGGCGCAGCACGTCCCAGTTCATGCCGATGAAGTTGATGGACAGCCACGTCTCGATGTCGGTGACGCTGGTCTTGCGGCCGACCAGCTTCTCCCAGTTGCGCTCCATATGCTGATGCGCCATCAGCGCGTAGGCGTTGCTCTCGTGAACGTCGAGCAGGTCGATGCCCATTTTGCGGAACTTGGTGTTCAGGCCGGGGACGAACTCGGTACACGCCCCGTTGTTGATGACCTCCGCAGACAGCACGTGCTCGGGGTGAGCCTCCACCTCGTCAACGAACGCGTCGAACTTCTCGGTCTCGATGAACACCACGTCGTCGTCCATCTTGACGAACAGCTGGTCTTTGAATTTGTCCTGCGCGTAGTAGCTCCACACCTTGTTGAGGAAGCGGTATGCGCGCGGCCCGGCGAAGTTGTTGATGACCCGCAGCCCGCTGCCAGACTGGATGGTGCGCAGATACTCGGCGTCGGCGGGCTTGCGCGCCAGATTCCAGATGTCGAACTGCACGTTCGGGTTCTCGTCCAGAATCTGCCGGATCAGCGGCAGGTTGCACCGCATGTTTCCTTCCCGGCCAGCGAACATGAACAAGGTAATTGGCCGGTCAGACATTGCTCTCCCTCTCGGTGATCTGGATGGCCCACTGCTCGAAGCCGTGGCCGACGACCCTCCAGCTGATGCCGGTGCGTTCGGCGAACTCCCGCCACGCGCGCTGCTCGTGCTGCTCGCAGCCCTCGTAGCTGTGCCACTCATCGAACACGATGTAGACGCCCGGGGTGAGCAGATGTCCGATGTGGTCGAGCACGGTCTTGGTGGAGCTGTACAGGTCGCAGTCGATGTGGACCAGGCCGATGGGCCAGCGCTCCAGCTCTGACATGGCCTCGGGCAGGGTGTCCTCGAACCAGCCGACGTGGAACGACACCTCAGGAATGTCAGGCATGTCGAACCGGAACGAGCCCTTGGGGAACTCTGGCCGCCAGTCCTCAGGCAGACCCTCGAAGGAGTCGAAGCCGATCACCGCCATATTCTCGGCGAGGATGCGCGTCGACTCACCCTTGCCGACGCCGAACTCCAGGGCTAAGCCTTCCGGCCACAGGCTGGCGACGTAGCGCAGCAGCGCGTAGTGGTCCCCTGTGGTCACGAACCGGGGACCGAGCGCGTAGCCCAGGTCTTCGCTGACGGTGGTCACACGCCACCGCCGGACAGCCGCACCGCGGCCGCCTCACTGTGCAGACGTTCCATCGCTCGGGCCTCGTTGGGTTCCATCACACCTGCCTCGATCATGATCTTGTATGCGGTTGCACGCTCCACCAGCGACGGCCGGGTGTAGTCGTCGCGGTTGAGTTCCAGGTGCTGAGGCGACGGCAGCGCCCAACGGTCGAGCGCCGCCATCACCGCGGTGGCCTTCGGCCGCAGGCTGGAGCGGTCATGGAACGAGAACAGCTGCTCGATGTTCGAGTAGGTCAGCGAGCCGGTCGCGCCGGGCAGGCCCACCAGGAACGGCGGCACCCCCAGCAGGATGGCAATGCGCGCCTCGTTGAACTGGGTCAGCTCCATCAGGCTGAGGTCCTGGGCGCTCATCGACTTCGCCTGGTTGAGCGTGGCACCGCCCGTCACCAGCGCGGGATGCCCGGCGTACTTGGAGCGCGACTCGATCCAGCGGTCCATCAGGTCGACGGCCTCGGTCTCGCTGAGCCTGCGTTCGACGCCGAGCCAGTACAGGGGAACGCCGCCCGTCTCGGCGAGGTTCTGCACGTACTTCTGAAGCAGGCCAATGACGACCTGGCGCGGCGCGGCCGACTCCAGGGGACCGTGGCCGTGCGCGTCGGCGGTGTTGCCCTGGTAGCGAATGTGCAGGATCTCGTCGGTGACGTTCAGGCCGCCGATGCGGTATTCGCGGCGCGCGCCCTTCTTCAGCTCGACGTTGACCAGCCACGGCGGGACGACGCGGAACCGGATGGGGTAGCCGTCGGAGCCGTGCGCCATTGGCAGCACGAACGCTTCGCCGAGCTGGAAGTCCCAGAACAGCTGCTTGGCGAACTCCTGCCACGAGGTGTAGACCTCGGGGTCGGGGTTGGACATCCAGGCCACCGAATCGATGATGCGGCCGTTGCGCATCCGGTAGATCGGCATGGACGACAGCACCGATGCGTTCAGGTCGATGCAGGCCCAGGCCACGTCGATGAGGGTCCGCAGCTTGTCCTGCGCCGAGCCCCAACTCGGGGTGGCCCAGGACTCGGGATAGCCAGACCAGGCTGTCGGTCGAATCCACGGCAACGCGCGGGCCTCGGGCACCTCCTCGGGTCCGCGGAACTCCACCATGTCAGGGTCGCCGGGGTTGTAGTCGATGGGGCCGTTGTCGTTCGGCAGATCAGGGATGCTCGGGATACCGAACAGGTTGCTCCAGAAGCCCACTCAGACCACCTCCGTGGATGATTCTATGCTGCTCATTTCTTGAACACCCTCGTTAGCCTTGCGCCGGGCATGAGCATCCCGATTCCGCTTATAGTGGCATTCCCTACATTTCCGGCCACGGTAGCCGTTCCCCTTCGACTCCCAGATTGTGTTCTCGGGTGTGAACTCATGCCCATGAACACAGTGGGTGTTGAACTTCCGTGCCACCCGTGTGTGCGGACTAGCCTCCGAGTTCTCGACAGCCGTCATGACTCGCAGGTGCTCTGGGTTGACGCACCGCCGATGAAGACAGTCGGGACCGCCAGCGCACTCACCGCGTAATGCCGCCTCGTCATGGCAGATGTGCCCAACCTGTCCATTAGGGAACCCCATCACCATGCGATGCGGATAGGTGACTTTGCCCTGGTACATAACCCATCCGTACCCGCTCTTTCTCACATGAGAGGCGGGCCACAGAATACAATCGCTCACGATGCCCCACACTACTGCAACTTAGGGCATCACAGCAGAATGGGCATGGGCTTCGCCATGAGCCCCCACCTGAACAGCGCAGAGGCGCACGCCACGGCGGGGGACAGGTTGACGCTGTAGTTGCGGCGGTCGAACACCTCCGATTCGCCGGAGGTCATGAACCGGGTACGGGTCATCATCATCGCGTTGTTGAGCTCGGCCTGGTCGAGATGGCAGACCGACTTGTTCTTGATGCCTTCCTGCAATGTGGAGTACGCCGCGGCCACGTCGGCTTGGCTGAGCCGCTGGTACTCGATGGCCGCTTCGACCAGTGCCGGCTCCAGCGCGCGGGCCGCGCCGTTGGTGATAGCCACGTCAACGATGTCACGTTCATTGACCAGCTGGCGCACCTTCTCGACGGCGGTCGCCGCGGTGGTTTCCATCGCCATCAGCAGCACCTTCTCGCCGTCGTCGGTGTCGACGTCGCCCGCGACGCCGATCCAGCAGTGGCGGCGGTCGGGGCTCATGTCGAGCACCAGCGCGGCGCGCGTCGGCGCGTCAACACCACGGTCGCCCAGGTCGGACCAGGCGGCCAGGTCGAAGCTGGACGACTCACTGGCGTCCCAGATGCCGAGCGCTTCGCGGCGGAACCCGTCGTCATCGAGGCGTCGTCTCAGGCGTTGAATCGACACCACGGGGGTGCGGTGCGGGCACGACGGGTTGGCGTTCATCCATTGCTCGATGTCGTCGAGGTCGCCGGTGTCCTCGGCACCGCATTCGATCCACACGATGTCGGTGGCCTCGCCGGCCTCAGCTTCGCGTCGCATCACCGAGAACATCTCGGAGTTGTCGGTGGGCTTGGGCGGGGTGCCGACGTAGATGTGCAGGCCCAGGCGCGAGGTGTTCAGGGTGGCGAGCATGTCCTGCATGGCGCGTTGGGTGAGAATCTGCGCCTCGTCGGACATCAGCACGTCGACGCCTGGGATGCCTCGGCCGAAGCCGCGCTCGCGGGCGCCGAACAGGATGCGGCTGCCGTTGGTGAACTCGACCGCCTCGTCGCCGGAACCGAGGGTGACCTTGCGGATGAACGGCGCGACCCGCTCGCGCTTGGCGTACGCCTGCACCGCCTGGAATGTCTCGGTGTTGGTCTTCACGTGGTGGCTCGTCCAGATGGCCAGCACGCCGGGGTACTCGACGCACAGCCCGAACAGCACCGCGGTCAGGGTGTGGGTCTTGCCGCACTGGCGGGGGATGCTGACGCCGAACCCGCCGATGGTGTGGGCCAGCACGCCGTCGGGGCGGTACGCCAGCAGCAGCCCGGCGATGCCGTCCTGCCAGCGGTCCAGTGACAGGCCCAGTCGCTCGTTGCAGGTGCGCCGCACACGCGGCCAGTACGACCCGGCGATGTTGGAAGGGATGACTAGGCGTCGGGTGACCTCGGACAGCTTGCGGTTGCGACGGCGCTCGATGTCCTCGGGGGTCAGGTTGTTGAAGTCGAGGACCGGACTGTCGCCGTCGTCGTCAGAGCTCTGCGGAAGGGTCCCACTTGTCGCTGGCTCCACCACTGCTGGCCTCCTTGCTGCTCCGTTCCTTGGCTCGGCGTTCCTCCAGCTCCCGAATCTCCTTCACGGTGTCCTGGAGTCGTCGGGTCAGCGGCGACAGGTCGCGCACTGGACAGTCCTCGATGGCCGAGGCGAGCTTGTTGCGGATGGCGTACAGCAGCTGCAGCTCGTCGCCAGACTCTGCAGCGGCGGCAACGCCGGTGGACTCTTCGCCATCAGGAGTGTTCGGATTCCGAACACCCTCATTCACGTCAGTCATGTCACCAATCCAGGTTCTGGAACCGGCCCTTGGGCTGCTCCGGTTCGGGTTCGGTACGACGGCCTCCCACGATGTTGAAGGGAGGGCTATCGACGGCGGTCCTCGTCCTGGTGAGCCATGCACGCATCATCTCATCGGCGCGCATCATCTCATCCCGGGCGCGCGTCATCCCCTCTATCGTGTAGGGGCCGGGGAAGCTGGGATTGGCGTCAGCCCACGCGGCCATCGGCACGCCGCCGTAGCCGATCATCTGGCCACGGGCAAGGCCCACGCCGGTCATGGGGATCGGGTCGCTGCCGAAAGCGAGAGGATCGCTCCTGACGACCTCACCCTGGAAGTTGACCACCTGCTCCTCGGCTTCGGCCCCGCTCGGCGGGGGCAACAGCGGATTGGGCGGCGAGAGCTGCGGCGGCAACAGGGTGTTCATACTCCCCAGCAGCTCCTTCAGTAGCTCTTGGGTGCGCTGCATGGGCGTGGGCTTGTCGTCTTCGTTCATGTCTCGAAGTCCAGGTTTCTCATCCGTGGGTTGGTGTCGAAGAAGCTCAGCGCGTGCACCGGCTTCGGCGGCTCAGGCTTGCGGGCGAACTTCTCTGCGGCCCGCACCTCCGACAGCGGCCGCGTGCCGCGGCGCATATTGCACGGCTGGCACGCGCCGCGCAGGTTGGCCCGAACATACTTCAGGTCCGGCCGATACTTCACCGGGATGATGTGGTCGGCGGTGGTGGACCGCACGGTGCAGCACTCCAGGCGCAGCGTGCACAGCGGCTCCTCGCGCACCACCCGATCCTTCAGCGCGCGCCAACGTCGACTGGTCAGCTGACCGGGCGCTCGGCGGCGGGCGGTCACAGCCGCTCCACATGCCCGTCATCCCAGTGCACCTCGGTGCCGTAGTCGGGATGAGGGTAGATGTGCACCGAGTACAGGTGCGCCAGATCGTCCCACCATACACAGGAACCGCTGCCGATCAGCCAGCGCTGCGCCACCTTCCCGTCGGGGAAGGCGGCGATCAGGAACTGCGGCTGATCCGGCTCGCCGTAGTTTCGCGCGTCGACCTCGGGCTTGAGCGCGCGAGCCTCGGTGCGGTACACGGTCGCCGTACGGATGCCGCTACTCATAGCGCCTCACCTCCATCTGCCAGTCCCGGCCGGTCGTGACAATGATCTTCACATTCTCCCCGGTCGCGGCGGCTTCGGCCATCACGATCATCACGCACTTGAGCCACTGCTCAGGGTTGACGTCTTCGCGCAGCTTGTCCTTGAAGTAGTCCGGCGGCGTGGCCTGCCACAGGTTGAGGTTGCCCTCGAACGCTGTCTCGCGGTCAACAATCAGGTGTAGGTGACTCATGACGTCTTCCATCCGTGAGGGCACTCGGCGGTGCGCTTGGCCAGGCCGTCGATCAGCTGCTTGCCGTCGACCACCACATACGGGCTGCGGGTGACAGTGAGCACGGCCAGCGGGTTGGTGCGGCGAACGTCGCACTGGCAGTGCACCGTGACCTGACGCCGCGCTGCGTCGTCGTCGTTGGCAACACGGTTGGCGATGACCTCGGTGTTGGAAACGATCTGGCTGTCACCCTCGGTCTCGATGAGCTCGACAATCGCCTCGCCGAGCAGGTCGGCGGTCGCGCCCACCAACTCGGCCATCTCATTGGGCATCCCCTCGGTGCGGAACATCGGGATCACCACTGGGGTGGGCGGCCCGCCGTCCTTGCCGGGATGCACCAGACCCTGCCGCAGTCCATTTGCGATGAGGTCAGCGATTTTTTTGTTCGCCATTCCATCGAAATTAGTGTCGCGTCATACATAAAGTCAACGACCCTATGTTCTACGCTGCGTGTGTGCCCGCGACAAACGAGTGGCATGGTGCGGCCTGCGCGGCTCGCCGCGACCTGCCGTGGACAGCCGACACGATGCCCAGCGCAGCGCAGCGCCGACGCATGAGCGCCGTCTGCGCCGAATGCCCTGTGCTCACCCGGTGCGCCATGCACGCACTCAAAGGGGTGACCGGCGGTTTCTACGCCGGGGTGTGGATCCCGTGGAAAGGCACAGCGGCGGCCACCGCCGAAACCCGGCGCTCGATTCGCGCCAGCCTCCGGCGAGTGGTCACCACCGCCTCATAGTCAGGGCCTGAACACTCCTCCTGGCCCTGAATCGAAGCTGTCGAAGATGGTTGGGCCGGAACTTGTGGTACCGAAGATGTCGGTGTTTCCACTTAGGACGGGGCAATCCTCAGGTGGGTGTACCACCAGGCAGGCAGGACACGAGTGATCCTCAGTGAACGGTCCGTAGTGTTTGGTTGGGATCAAAGCGAAGGTCGACGCCTCATCCTGCGGCCTGGTACGAATCCACCCGCCGTAGTCATAGTGCCACCGGGCGTTGAACCTATCGCGCCAAGCACGATCGCGGTGTTCAGGGCTCAAGTGCTGGACGTCTGATCCATGCTCTGTGGTCGGCATAGTCGTCATCTCCCTACGAGTGTCGGTAATCGGAAACATGTGTGCGCTGTCAGATCGGCTGCCTACCTGGAGAAACGGCGACGATCATCGAATCAACCCCTGATAAGCAACACGCTCGTCGGGTTTGGGTAGTTGGATTACCGCCACACCCGGAAGAGACAGGATGGCGTCAGCAAGGATCTCGCCCGGATCAACTCGACAATCCGACGAGCTACCAACGATCCGGTAGTACGACCGGCCGAGGGCTTCTGTGAGTACAGCACGTAGCTCTGGGCTCACTTCTTCACTCCTGGCCTGAACACTCCGCGCACGCGCTGCCAATGCTCCATGGCAGCCTCCCGTGCGCGCGGCTCCGACTGGTAGTGCGCGCCCCGCCACACGACGCGACGATCCAGCCCCTCACCCTCGAACTCGATGGGCTGATACGTCGTCCCGAAGATGGAACTGTGGCACGTCGTGACGATGCACGTCGTGATCCGCCTAAGCATCCGTCACCACCCAATTCGTCGTTCCCGATATCTGCGCGATCATGCCCTGACCGACCGCCCACTCCAGCACACCCGGCAACATGCCGCGGTCCCGATAGGCCACCCGCTGTGTCAGCTCCCGATTGCTAATGCCCTCCGGCCCAGCCTTGCGGATCTTGTCGAGCACACTGTTGGCGACGCGCTGCGCACGGTCGGTCTGCTCCTGCGCCTTGCCCATCTCAGCCGACGCCGCCTCGATGCCCTTGAGCTGGCCCCGCTCGCGGTACTCATCGACCTTCGAGGACTGATAGGCCTCGATGGACTTCTCCCGCATCCAATCCGACACCCCGGCGGCCAGACCGGCCAGCCGCCAGTCCTCCGAGTTGACCTCGACCCGGCCATCGAGGAACGCCAACGCGTACGCCAGCTTCTCCCGGCAGAACAGGGCGTGCCCGTCGAGCGCGTTCTCGTCGCCGCTCATCGACTGCACCCGCGCCCGGCGAATCTCGGTGACCGCCTCCTCGGGCACCACGCACGGCCCCAAGTTGTTGGCCAGCACCCAGCTCGGCGTGAGCATCGGCGACAGGGTGAGCATCTCGCCCACGGCGTCGGTCGGCCAGCCCGGCACATCCTCGGTGATCCGTTTGTCACGGCCCGGGAACCACATGAACCGCTGCGGGGTGCCGCCGCCCGAGTCGTCCAGCAGTGTGCCGGCCCGTGACGGCTGCACCGACGCGATCAGCGTCATGCGGTAGGTGTGCGCCGGGACCACCTCGCCGCGGCGGCCGCGGTAGGCGAACCCCAGCCGCTCACCGGAGAACCCGTGCCGCAACACCGTCATGGTGGTCTGCCCGGCACGGCCGGTCACCGCGCCCAGCGTGTCGATTTCCTCCACCTCGAACATCACCGAGATGACCGGATCAGGGGTGGCGTCGCCCTTCGGGGTGGCCCGGTTGTAGCACTCCACCATGCCCTCGCCCGAACCGATAGGGCAGGAGAACACGTCGTTGGGGATCAGGTCGCGCGCCGTGGCCATCGCCGCACCCTTGCCGCCGCCCGACTTCGCCGCGATCACCGCGAACCAGTTGAGCGACCCGACGCCGCCGACAATCGCGGGCAGCGTGATGCTCGGCGGCACCAGCGACAACGCGCGGGCGACAACGCAAGCGAACACCGCCCACGGCGACGCCATCCGGCTCAGCGCCGCGTTGAAGATCAGCTCGTGCTGCGGCCGCGCCGTCCAGAAGTCCTGCTCCAATGCCTCAAGCTCGCCGCCGCTGTTAGGCTCGGGTGGCCCTGCAGCTGTTGACGCATCACGCGGGGTTTCGGCGGCCCCGGCGCTGGCCCAATCCGCGCTGGCCTCCTTGGCGTCGGGGTCGCCCCCATCGTCGTCGGGGGTGTTCGGAATCTGAACACCCCCCATGATCTGCTTGAACCAGTCCACGATGCCCGGCTGCGACAGCTCGCGCGCAACGTTGTTGTTGGTCACCATGCGGTTGAACTCGGTGACCGCAACGTCGCGGGTGCGCGACCCGTCCAGGGTGACGACCGCGACGAACACCTCGCGCAGCAGCGTCAACGCCTGCTCCACACCCGGCTGACCCTCGGCGCCCATCCGCAGGATCGCCAGCACATGCCGCAGGCAGGTGTCGTGCCGGGACGTGCCCGGCAGATTCAGCTCCTTGATCGCCATCGTCAGACGGGCCGACACCAGCGGCGACGGGTCACCCACGGTGACCGCCTGCCGCACATCGAACCCCTCCATGCTGAGGTCCAGCGACCGCGGCGTGAGCTTCAAGCCCTCAAGCCACGACGGCGGCAGCTCCGGTATGTCGTCGAGCTCGGGGATGCCGATGGTCTGGCCCTGCGAGTTGCGCCACCAGTACGCGCGGCCCTCGGGGTGAATCGACGGCCAGCACACCGCGTACCGATGGTGCGGCTGGATGACCTCGATGTCGCCGATGGACAGCTCACGGAACACGATGATCGTTTCCAGCAGCGTGCCGGGCGGCACCCGAAACAAGCGCAGGCCCGACACCGGATCATCGAGCCGGCTGGTCGACTGCGGCCCATCCGGTAGCGGACCCCACCGGCGCTCAGCCTCGGCCAGCGCTGCCGCGCCCGTCTTCGCGCCGTACGCGTCGACGTCGATGCCGACCACGCCGTCGGGCAGCCGCAGGCACAGGTTACCGTCGGGGTACAGCTCGGACCACTGCAGGATGTCGGGGTAGGACGGCACCGCGCCGTCGTAGCCGGTGAACCCACTCGGCGGGGGCCACTTCGTTTCCCGCTTCAGGGGCAGAACGCCCCGCCACCCTTTGTCCCAGTAGACCTGGGCAGCGTCGCCGTAGCCGACGCTGTTGTCGTCGGGCATCACAGGATGGAGCCCTCCTCAAACCCAGCCTCGTGCGCGGCGGCAATCTCAGCGGAGAGTTCATCCTCGGAGATGATGCGGAACCCGGCCTCGGCCAGCGCGTTGACCACCGACCCGGCCATCAGATGCGCCGGATGCAGCGCATACGCCTTGTCCAGCTCCGACTGGATGACATCCTTCGGCTCCACCGTCTTGCGGCGCCCGACCTTGAACCCCTTGATGATCTTCACTTCACTCCCTCGGTTGTGGCCAGCCGGATGATCGCCGTCGCCAGCGTGATGGCCAGGAAGAAATCTCGGCGGCGACCCTCGCCATCGAGATTGTGGCGCATCAGCACCTCGACCAGATCCTTGAAGTTGTTGGGCACCTCGCGCTGCGCGGCGATGAACACGTCCAGCCCCGCGTCAGCTGCCGCACCCCACTGCACTATCTCGCCCGCGGTGGGGCCTCTCATGCCGTCCATGCCTTGACCTTCTCTGCTGCCAGTTCGTCCAGTCGGTTGGTTCGTTCGACAACACGCGCAGCCTGAATGGCACTCTCGGGATGCGCGTTCATCCAGCGCACCGCGTCATCACGAATGCGCTCGACGGTTGCCAGCATGTGTTCCATCGCCACAGACACACCAGAGACCTTGCTCTGGGGGTAGGCGATCCAACGCTCACCCTCGTGCATGAAGGTGGCACACGTCCCCCGGGGCAGAGAAGTGTCGAAGGTGACCTTCTTCGACTTCACCTCTACCTGGGAATTCGACTCGTCAGCCACGGCGGCGGGGGCGGGGAGTGATACGCGCGGCGCGCTGGCCTGCGCCCTCGCACCGCTTGCCGTCGGGACCATCGTGGGCACCGATCACCCACGCCTTCGCCTTCCACGCCGGGGCCAAACGGTTGCAGGTCCTGCATCGCTCGACGCCCTGCTCGTGATGCGACAGGTGCCAGTGGTCGCCGTCGGGGCACCGGTACGGATACAGCTGCCCGTACTCTTCACCCTTCCTGGCCTTTATCTGTTCGGCCCCGTCGATCGCATCGTCTTTGTCTCGAAACCGGTACTTGGTGTCATATCGGCAGGCCATGCCGCCTCTCTCTCCTGAGTGGGGGTAGAGATGAGCCCCACGATAGCTCGTGGGGCTCATCTACAGCGGGTATTCGAGAGGGATCAGAACGACGGCCTGTCTGCGCCTCCGCCCATGGTTGCCGCGACCGTCGCGCGGGTCGGCGCATCCATCGCCGCCCATGCCGCGTCCGAAATGGCCGCAGGCTTGACCGGCTCGGGGGCCACGGTGGGCTGAGGCACCTGCGTCGCACCGGGGAACGCCTGCTGAACGGCCGGGGGAACCGGGGCCGGCTGAGCCGGGGCACCGTAGGTGGCACCCGGGGTCACGGCGGGAGCTGCAGGCGGTGCGAAGTAGCCGCCGGTCACCGGGGGCGCGGTGTAGGTGGCTGCGAAGTGCTTCGACGGCGACATGCCCGGCCGATCCGGCGGGGTGACGTGAGTGAACGTCACCGTCAGGGTGCCGCCCACCTCGGGCTCCTTGGCCCCGGCCTTGCGCAGCGCGTCGCCGATGGCACCGCGCATGTACGACTTCACGTACAGGGTGCGGCGACCGTCGTCGTCAGGTTCGCTGGGATCGCGCTCGTCGGTGGCGAGCACGATGCGCACCTGCTGCTTGTCGGTGGGCTGGCCGGTCTTGATGTCGACCACCGGCTCGGGCGGGTGCACAATCTCGATGGTTCCGGTGACTCCGGTGCGGCCGCCGGGGGTGCCGGGCTGTTCGGGCCAAGTGATGCCCTTAGCGCCGCCGGAGAAGAATCCGCCGAGTGTCATGGTGATTGTCCGATCTGTCGATTTTCTGATGGGGCGGTGTGTTCGGAAACCGAACACCTTCAGCGCCGAGGGGCGCGGAAGCCTATACCTGGTTGAGGTGGTGGATGAGCTTGTCGCGCACCTCGACGCACGCCTCGTCCAGGGTGTTGTCGAAGGCGAGTGCGGCTTGCGCCTTCAGCAGGGACACAAAGGCAGTGGACAGCTCTTCGATCACGACGATTCGATCACGCATCATCATCAGGTGCCGTCGCCTTTGCACTGGTAGGGGCTGTTGGGGTTGGTCGAGAAGAACGGGCAGTACTCGCAGTCCCACGACTCGGCTGGAATCCAGGCGTACCGCTCGGGGTACTTCTCCACCTGAAGGTCGTCGATCAGCGCGAGGGTCTGGTTGCGGCGGGCCAGCACAGCGTCCGCGACGCGCGGATCGTAGTCGGAGCTCCACACGTGAAACGAGTGCAGCGTCGCGCCACGAGGGATGAACGCGATGGCCACCCTCTTGACCTGAAACCCCAGGTTCTCGAAACCGCGGGCGTAAAGGTGAACCTGACCTCGATACTGCGGGCCGGGGTCCTTGCGGTACTTGCGCAGCCGGGTGGTCGATGCGGTCTTCCAGTCGATCACGGTGTCGGTGTCGGTGTCGTAGAGGTCCGACGATCCGGCGAGTGTCGGGGTGACTGGCACCCGCGTCTCGGTCAGCCAGCGTTGCCGGCCGAGCACCTGGTTGGAGAGTTCCGCGGCTGACTGCAGCCAGGTGTGCATCGCGGTGCCGATGATCGAGGCGAGCGGATCGAACGGTGGATTCGTCTCGGGTTCTTGCATGGAGGCGAATGCCGTCTTGCGCATACAGGGGTGGGAAACGTCGGAGGGGCCGAGTTCGACTTGGCGGTGCCGCGGTGTCGAGTAGTCGCGGAACCGGATCATGTCCAGGAGTTCCCCGCGCAGCGGATCGTGTTGAGGCGTGGAGGTGTCGAAGAATGCCTCAGTCATCGAGGACCTCGAACCGCCGGACCTCGGTGATGGTCTTGCAGCCCTCGTAGATCTCAGGGAACGCGGCCTTGAGCAATTTCTGGTCGAGCGCGTTGCGCTTCTGCGGCTTCCACCTGACGACGGCGTGGCCGTCGAGTGTGCCCTCGTCGTTGTTGCCGAGCGCGGTCTCGATGGCGAGTCGAGCAGACTCCTCGGCCTCCTTGATTTCGGCCTTGCGTTGCTTGGCCCAGCGGAGCGTTTCGACCGCCCAGCGGAGGTCTTCGAGGTCTGTCTGCGGCATGTCGTTGATTCTGCACCAACCCTCCGACGGCTGTCAATAGGCTTGACAAATACTGATTTCTAACTGGGTCTAACCGTGCCGTACACCCATGTTGTACAGCAGGTCAGAGGCGGTTTTTGCGGATTTCTGTCAAGAGGAAGTATGCCGGCTCGTCTAAATCCGCAGGTCAGGGCGTTCTAGCACTAGGTCAAATGTTTGCTGGCATGTTGTACATGTTGTACATGTACAACATGCCCCATCCGCCCGCGCCTCTAACTTTCTCTAACTTTCTCTAACTTTGTTAGAATGCTCTAACTCTCTGACCTGCATATATATATAATATATATATTATTATTCAATCATATATGGGTACAAACTCGCTCAAACACGGGCACCCCCGAAAATGTACAACATGTACAACATTCGTTGCTGGTCGAGAGTTCGCCAGCGAGCGGACCTGACGCGGCCCGAATGTCGCAATGATTGACATTCCCGACAGGGCGGCGCATACTCGTCTGCCATGCCCCCCACGAACCCATCCGAGCGGATTCGCGCTCGTCTCATCGACGCACTCGCCGAGGCACCCGAACGCGGCCTGACGCGAACCAAGCTCATCCGCGCGGCGACCGGCGACTACAAGGCTGGCGGCGCGGAACTCGACAGGCTCATCGAGGAAGGCGTGGTGCTCACGGGATCAACCCTGCGGCTCGCGGAGAGGCCTGCCGAGTCTCAACCTCAAGTCGAGACTGAGCGACCGTGGGATTCCGACACTGACCGCGCGGTGGAGAAGCTGGCCGAACGCGTCGCCGGGTGCGAGAAGGCGCTCAAGCAGTTCGGCACCCAACTGGCCGAGCTGGCGGGCGTCGTCGGCAAGCTCGCCGAGGTCGTCGGAGAACTGGCCGATCCCACACCTGACGAGGGCTACGTCGGCATCAGCGGCCTCATGCGCCACCACGGCCACAGGGCCGATTCCACACCTGAAGGGTGTTCGGGTTCCGAACAGGCCGTGCCCGAACCCGAGCTCAAGCCCGAGCCGATGAAGCGCCAGTGTTGCCCCACCGAGTTCGCCACGCCGCACGTACCCGGCTGCGTCTTCGAGCCGCGCGAAGACCAGCCCGTCGACCACACCGGACCGGCTGTCGCCGTGCCCGCGGACTTCTGGACCGCACCCGAGCCTGAGCCGCAGGCCGCCCCGGCGCTGGTGAACCTCACACCCGAAGGCCAGGCGGTGCTCGACCGGATGGCACCCGAGCAGCGCGAGCGGGCACTGGCCCACCTCGCCGCGTACTCCAGCGGCGTCTCGTCGCCTGACGAGATGCAAGCCAGCACGGCAGGGTTCTGGGCGTGAAAGCACCCGAGTGCGCCGACTGCATCGCTGAGGGGATCGCCACCTGGCGACCCATTGCGTCGGGCACGCGGGTCAAACGCTGCGCCACCCACACCAGAGCCGCCAAGAAGCAGGCCAGGCTCAACGCTCACGGCCGAAGGGTCGAATCTGGGTACGGGATACCCCAGGAGCTGTATTGGACGCTGTACGAGGCTCAGGGCGGTAAATGCGCCATATGCCAGATCGCCACCGGCAAGACCAAGAGGCTCGCCGTCGACCACGATCACAAGATGGCCGTCGAGGTGTGTGGCCACGACGCCAACAAGGGCTGCCCTCGGTGCATCCGCGGTCTGCTGTGCGGCCCGTGCAATCAGGGCATCGGACGCTGGTCGCCTGAAGCGCTGGTCCGCGCTCTGGACTACCGGCTCAATCCGCCGGCCCGCACCGTCATTGAGGAGTACATGCGATTCCAGAACCTCGACTTCACCGAGCCTGAACCGTGATGGCCCGCAAACCTCCGGTCAACCCGCTGTGGCGCACGCCGACGCACCGCGCCATCTGGACCGAACGCTGGTGCGACCGCTGCGTCCAACCCGACCAAGAACTGGCCCGCCGCACCGGCACTGGGGCTGGGTGCCCGATCCTGGCCAGCGCCGTGCGCACCGGCCGCAAGCCCAAGCAGTGGACCCGCGTGCCCAACGCTCCGACGCTGGATTCCACGCTCAAGTGCGACGAGTTCCGCACCCAGCCCGACAGCGTGCGCCGCGGCACCGTCGAGGACCAGACCCTGGCGATGTTCGACGTAGAGCCCACCACACCGGAGGTTGACCATGCCTGAGCACAAGGGCACGCGATCCCGCGAGATCACCTGGCGCGCAGACGGCTGCACGCATACGCTGCAGCTGCCCGACGTCGAGGACCGGGGCATGGCCGCGCTCGGTGGCTGGGTGACGCGCAGCCCGATCCCCGGTACTCGCCGGTGGGAGTGGGTCGTCACGAACATGCCAGTGACCGCAGTGACCGGCATGTCGGCCGGTTACGCGCGCACCCGGTGGGGCGCCAGGATTGCCCTACGTCGCGCGTGGCGGTTCTGGGAGTCCTACGGCTACACGATCAATCGGGGTGGCCATGCCTGAGCCCTCACTCGGCGAGCAGATGCGAGACGCCTGGGACCGCAACACCCCGGTCACTCAGCTGCCTTGGCGGGTGAATATGGCGCTCGCCGGCATCGCCCTCGGGACCTTCGCGGTGCTCGCGATCCTGTTCGTGGTGACGACATGACCGCGAGAATCGGCAGCCTGTTCTCAGGGTCTGGCATGTTGGACCGCGCCGTCGAGCAGGCCACCGGCGGGCGCGTCATCTGGCACTGCGAGATCGACCGCGCCGCCAAGCTCGTGCTGGCCGAACGCTGGCCCGGGGTGCCCAACCTCGGCGACATCCGGCGGGTCAACTGGTCGCGGGTGCGCTGGAGCCTCGGGCCGGTCGACATCTTGTGTGGAGGATTTCCATGCACAGACATCAGCCCGGCCGGACGACAGGCGGGCCTGGCACCCGGCACCCAATCCGGCCTGTGGGTCGAATTCGTCCGCGCCATCGACGCACTGCGCCCGCAGACTGTCGTCATCGAGAACGTGAGGAACCTGCTTCATGTCCGAGCCAACATCCGATCAACCCTGGGCCGAATGGGACCTGATCAGCGCGACATGGCAGGAGATCCCCGGGGAATCGGAGCAGTTCTCGGGGACCTGGCCGACCTCGGGTTCGATGCGGAATGGGAAGTTGTACCAGCGTCCGACGCGGGAGCGCCCCACCGACGCCAACGAATATTCGTTGTTGCCCACACCCGTCGCCGCTGACGCCAACCGCGGCCGCAGCGGGCACGGCCGCGGCCTGACCGACGCCATCCTCAACCTGGCCGAAGCCGAGCTGTTCGAGGTCACCGTCCCGATGGTCGACATGGGATCGCGGCGCGCCGGCATCGTGCTGGCCATCGAGCACTGGGTATCACTCACCCGGCCCGCACCGCCTGCCATCGCCCGCGGACGCCGCGGCAAGCTCCGCGTCAACCCCGCATTCGCCGAGTGGATGATGGGCTGGCCCGACGGCTGGGTCACTGGACTGGAGTTGTCGCACGCTGACAAGCTCTGGATCATCGGCAACGGCGTGTGCCCGCAGCAGGCGGTCCTCGCCCTCACCACGTTGGGAGTCACGCCATGACGACACCTGTTCGGGAATCGAACACCTGGGAGAACCAGCTCGCCGCGCTGGCCATCCGCCATCTCAAGGAGGGGCGGCGCATCATCTTCGTCTCCCCCAGCTCTGAGCGTTCCCGCGCCGCGCAGGGGGTGGTCGCCAAAGCCCTCCCCCCGCACCTCGTCCGCAGGATCAGCCTCGCCCGCGGTAGCGAATACCTGGAGACCACCACCGGCGGCAAGATCCACTTCGTTGCGTCCAACGCCACCGCCGGCCGCGGACTCACCGCCGACGTGCTGGTGCTCGACGAAGTGTCCGACGAGGTTGCCGAAGAGGTCGCGCCCTGCATCGCTGGCTCGCCCGTCGGCCAGGTGCACCGCTGGTTCAAGGAGACCTGACCCATGACGACTGTTCAGAAACCGAACACCAACATCGCCGAGCTGGCCATCCACCACCTCGCGCGGGGCCACCGGATTCTCTACGTCGGCCCAGCGGTGCGCGACATGCTGCGCGACATCGCCGAAACGATGTCGCCCGATCTGCTCGAGAAGGTCTACCTCGGCCGAGGCGACGAGGCGATCGAGACCAGCACCGGCGGCAGGATCAGCTTCTGCTACCCCAGGCAATCAGGGCTTCGCGGACGCACCGCCGACGTGCTGATCCTCGACGGAGTGTCTGATGCCGTGGCCGAGCTGGCGATGCCCTGCGTCGCCGGATCCGACATCGGGCACGTGCACCGCTGCCTACCCAAGGGCTGTGCCGCGCAGTGGTGCGATTCCGCAGAGCTGGACGACTGCCGCTGCATGATGACCGAGGGCCACCCCGGCCGTCACAAGTGCAGCTGCGGATCACGCAAGGCTGACGACTGATGCCGCGGATCAAGCCCCAGGACTGCGCAGGCAACACCAACTCGCGGCTCAACACCGACTGGTGCTCGGGCTGCGGCCTGTACTTCTACGTGAACGGCAACCACCGATCCGACTGCACCCACGACACCAAGGAGAAGGCTGATGCCACACCTTGAACCACACCACATGACCAGCGTCACTGAGTTCGAGAACATCGTTGCCTACTTCATGCTCAACGAGGAGCCGAACTGGAGCGACGACGAGGCCACGATGTTCGCCGTCCGGCTGCGTCGGCACCTCGGCTCGCACGGCGTCGGGATCACCCTCCCGCCACCACCCACGCTGCCGAAGGTTATGCGCGCTGCCGACCGGGAGGCTCACTGATGAACCGCGCTGAAGCCATCATGCACATCTGGCAGCTGTCCGGTCAGGTCGAGCAGGAGTTCTGTTGCAGCGTCCGAGAGCGTGACGAGCTGGAGCGAGAGACCACCGAGGCACTCAGGGCGCTGGGTGTCACCGACGCCGAAATGGAGAACCAGTGACCGTCGAATCCAACATCCGGCTACGAGTGCGCGCCGCGCTCACCGAAGAACTCCAGAAGCAGACCCGCAACAGCAAGTGGTACGTCGACACCCGCGCGCTGCTGGCGGGCGACGACCTCGTGCAAGTCAACGCGGTGCTCAGCATGTCTGCGCTCACCGAAGCCATCGCCGATCGCATATTCGGCGCCGACCTCGCCGACCGCGAGTAGCCTGAGAGACGCGTCTATCCCCAAGAGCGCAGCAACGGCGTCACGCCAACAGGCCCCCGGCCCCCCTCGGTGCCGGGGGTTCTGCTTTGTCCACGGCCTTTACAAACGGCGCACCCATGTCAAATTGGTCGTGGATAGATCGCTCGGAGAC